CCTGAAAAATCCCTTGAAAAATATCCTCAGAATTTCCTGAAAAATCCCTTGAAAAATATCCTCAGAATTTCCTGAAAAATCCCTTGAAAAATATCCTCAGAATTTCCTGAAAAATCCCTTGAAAAATATCCTCAGAATTTCCTGAAAAATCCCTTGAAAAATATCCTCAGAATTTCCTGAAAAATCCCTTGAAAAATCTCTGAAAATTTTCGGCAGAAATTCCTCGGAAATTTCCTTTGATGAGATATCGAAAATTCTTGGAAAAAAGGATATGGAAAAACATCGAAAATTCCTTGAAAAATCCTTTGGAAAAATCCCTGAAAAATAGTAATGAAAAAGTATTGAAAATTCTTAAAAAAAATAGTATGGGAATTTATTCCCATTTTTAGAATAAATGAACTCCGAGGAATCTAACATCCTCATAATCCCATAACCATGGTAGTTCAACATAGTTTGTGATTTTTAATGCTACGAATTCTTCATCGGTGTAGACTACGGTTGCGATTTCGTAACTGTAATACATTTCATTTCCTAGTTCAGGTTCGATGATGTCACCAACTTCAGCTTTGCGGAGTTGTCTGAATGTAACTTCTCTTTCAGAGTGATTCATCACTTCATAGGATTTGTTTTTGGAATTAGTGTTTCTATATCCTTCATATTCAAGTGTGAATGCCACTTGCTCTCTTTTGATGATGTTTTGTTCATCGATACATCCTTGCATCATGTGGATGATTGCTCCATCCAGTGATCCAGTTCTGTTTGCTTTTTTTACTATGTGTAGTTTTTCGTGTGTGCTGTCACTTACTTTGATTTGTCTTGACATGATTATTCATCCTCCTTTTAATATTACAATTGTGACATTTTGAGATGTGTCATAATGACACATCTATTGTTTGTTTTTCCTTGAATCCGAGATGTGGGTCACCTCTCCTTGAAACCCATGCTAATGCACCTTGTGGTTTTTTGAGATAAGTTGTGATGTAGAATAGGTTTCTGTACTTGTTGATTTTGACTGTATCGCCGACTTGAGCAGATTTTTTAAATCTGTTAATACTTGATTCAATCATTGAATCTGATAACCAGTAATCAGTATTTTCAACATCCATAGTTGCAGAATGACCCATGACTCCATAGGAGTCTAATGGATCATGATAATCAACTTCAAATGTTCCATCATCATTGATGGCAGTTATGACTCCATCAAGACCAGTTACTACTATTCCCCATTCAGGGTGTTTTGGTTTACAATCATCATACATAATTAATCACCTTCATTTAAGTATACTTATGTTTTCATAGTATATAAAGGTATTGTTTTTGGTATACTTTTGATTGTGAAAATTATATACTACTTATCCACATATATATTATTATGTTTTGCAAAGAATGTGGAGCAGAGATTCCTGATGATGCTAAACATTGTAGTGAATGTGGTGCTAATTTAAATAATAATGTGCCTTCAAACACTCCAGTTGCAGTTGAAAAGGAATCTTTCTTCAAAAAGAATAAAAAATTGTTGATAGGATGTTGTATTGGATTAATTGTTATTTTCTTGTTGGTTGCAGTATTGTCAAATGGTACTGACAATCATAGTGAAGATGATAATTTATCTGAAAAGGATTTTAAGGCACAATGTAAGGAGATTAGTTTTAATAAGTTGAATAAGAATGCCGATAAATATAAAGGTGAGAAATTAAAAGTTACTGGAAAAATCATTCAGATTATGGAAGATGATGATGGTGGTGAGATACGATTGGCTACTGATGGTGGTTATGATGATATTGTCTTTGTTGAATATGATGGCAATATCAAATATGTGGAAGATGATACTGTTACTGTTTATGGTTACTGTGATGGTGAATACACTTACACTTCTACTATTGGAGCATCTATTACATTGCCGAAGATTGATGCAAAATACTTTGATGGTTCATGAATTGGATCATCATTCTTCTTTTTTTAATTTTCAATATAACATTGTTAATAGTATTGTTTAAGTGATTAAATGGTTACGAAGAGTTTATATTCTAAAAAAAAGTCTATGAAATACATGAAAGTGTGTCAGGAGTACCAGTCCTTTGCGACACATTTCATGGCACTTCTCTGCGAAGAGGCTTTTTGTCTAAAAAAAGCATAAGTGCAAATAATATATATGCCCTATTAAGTATTTAAAAGTATTAGTTTGCAAATGCTTGGGTTAAGTATATATACTATGAATGAGAAATATTCAACTATCTTACTAATCGAAGTACCAGTTCGATTGTAAGTGGTTTTTATAAATAAATGCGAAGAGGTATATAACATGGATAAACTATATCATCCTGTTTCAGGTGAAAGTGGTTACTTTTGCAATGAGCGGGAAAAACTTTTGATTGATGCAGTTCTTTCAGACTACATGAATCATTTAGTTACTCAGGAAACCTCTGCCGATGGTAGAGGTGTTGGAGAATGAATGACCAAGGACTTTTCGGTGCTTTGGATCAATACTGGACTGTTAATGAGAAACCTAGATTATCTAGGAGGAATACTTATTTTAATGAGGTTCAGGTTTCTAATGTTCAAGCATTACGAGTAGGGATTGTTGCTAGTGGTTTAGCGACCGCTATCATTGTTTTTTGGTCTGTGCTTGGGGTGATTTTATGAAACACAATCATCCTAATCATATTATTTTGCATGATGGTGAGTTTTATTATGTTTTTGAAAGGTTAGGTAAGTTTGTTCCTTTTGAAGCTTATAATGTTGCTCATCATAAAGGAAAAGGTTCTTCTTTGGATGAGGTTTTAGAGAATACATCTGTGCCAATCTATGATATTCATTTAAAAGCTTATGAGGTGGTTTTCAATGAATGATGTTATCATTGATGGCGTGAAATATGTTCCATTGTCTAAGAAACCTAATGCTTTTCAAGTGAATAAGTTATCTAGGATTCTTGCTAAGGAATGTCCTTATATGGCTCGTGCTGAGGTTCAGAGAGTTGTTAAAATCTTTGAAAAGGATGATGAGGAAATTCAGCAATCAAAATCCAAGAAACCTAAGAAGAATAATAATTTATTGTTCAATTATGGTAATTTCAAGGAATTTGATGATGAAGGACATATCATCTACAAGAGAGGTAGAGGAAAACATCCTAAGTCTTCTTGGACTATCGAGAATGCCATAAATATCCAACAATGGATTAAGAACGGCAAAAAGGACAGTAAGAGAGTTAAGAAACTTGCTGATAAATATGGATTGACAACTTATATTGTTAATCAGATTATCTATAATCTGAAACACGGCAGTTTGCAATTGTGGATTGACCGTTGGCTTGAAACACAGAACAAGAATAATGCTCCGAAATTTGTCCAAAACAACAAGAGAGATGAAGTTGGGTGGTACTGATGAAAGGCACTCATGAATCTGAGATTGTATTGGCAAGATTTGAGGATATTTGTCCTTCTGTTAATATTGATAATATGAGTATGGATGAATTGGAGGATAATCTTAAGATTGGTTTTGAGATTATTGGATATCATCCAACTGATATCCCATCTTGCTGTAATATGGCTTATGAGAAGATGAATGGTACTGGTGAACTGTACCGTTTCTGTTATAATGCTTGGAGGTTGGATGATGGATAAGGAGTCTTTAAGGGAATGGCAGGATGATGTTATGGTTAATTGCCATACACTCGAAACTATTATCAAAGATAGAGTAATCCTGAAGGACTTGATGGAAGAACACTTGAAAGAGTTCTTCGAGGGTTATGTTCTTATTGATTTTGATAAGGATTTCAATAAGATTACTTTGAAATGGGAGTATCAGCGTGATCCGATTATCAAGGTGGATAGAATCAAGGATTTAGGGATGGATTTCATAATCAGCCATAATTATGATTCCAAATATGGAGAAGGAGTTGTCCTTGAATTGTATCCGTTTGGATTACCACCTGAAGGAGAGATAATTGAGGGATAATTCTTCTTTTATCTCTTTTTTTCTTCTGTTATGATACGATGAGTCTTTGATTAAGATAGTCAATTTATGCAACCGAATTTTATCCAAAATCAGAGAATGTTTTTCACTTTTATAATTTATGTATCAGAGGCTCATCGTATCATCATAGGAGAAATCTTGTGATGATATAAGGAAAATGGTGTAAGTATGAAATCTTATGGTGTTGATTATTTGGATTCATCTGATGGTGACATCAAGTATTTAGTCATTGATGCCAATTCTTTAGATGAAGCAAAAGAGAAAGCTCGTAAGATTTTATTATCTTACGAGATACCTAAACGAAATATAATTAATATCGAGCATTTAGAATGGCTCGACAGATAAATTAGGAGGAATTTTTTATGGTAAGACAAGAAGTCCTTGAGAAAAAGCAACCAGCATTAACAAGCAGGTTGTTCTTAAACAGTATTAAAACTTGGCATCCTGAAGGTATCCATTGTTGTGCTAGTAATATTGGAAAACCTCAGGAAACCGACCGTGAAGACCGTGTAGCAGTACCAGTCAACTTGGAAATCTGTGAAGATATGCCTAAATGCCGTGCAAGAGTCATTGGTGAAGATGGAAAAGTTGTTAAAATTGAAGATGAAATGGGTGAGGAAAAGGATAAGATTGAAATAATCGAAAATCCTGAGGAATTAACCCTTTGGTTCAATATGAATATTGAGAATCCTGAAAATGATGAGTTTAAAGTATATACTATGGGTTCAGCTTTCCCATTAGTTAATTTTGCATTCATCAATTCAGGTGATGTTGCTGAGGATAATGATAAGAATCTTATCTTCACTTATGATGAATTAGTGGACGCTCTTGAAGGTTTAGAGTTCAAAGCACATACTGAGTCTAGAAGATTTAAGGGAGGAAAACAATATCAAGTATTGATTCCTAAAGCATTATAGATGGAGTTTTGATGGTTTATGGAATATGTAGTTATTAATGATTCATCTAAGATTGCTTGTCAGAGGAATGGTAAGCAATATGCATATTCCTTTATCGATGGTGATGATGAATTCAGTAAGATTCATCAGAAACAACCATTGGAACATACTAAAAACTCTGATATTGGTAGGAATCTTTTCAATCTTATCTGTAAAGAACCAATTAGTGCTACTTCCGAGGATGAGAGAAAATCCATTTATCTTCGGAAGTTTGATAAGATTTTACAAGAGTTGCAAGACATTCTTGATGAAGAATCTGTTAAAGAAGAATCTGATGCTCTTGAGGATGCTAAACGATTAGAAGATACTTATAAATCATATTACGAACGATTTAAGAATAATTGCGAACGCTTTGATTACACTCCTTTACAGTATCTTGTTCGTATCTTTGAGGGTTATGGTGTTAATTCAACATTGGAGATTTTTAAAGCTTATCTTGGTTATTTGCAGACATTAACTGGTGCTAAAGGTACAAATGTTATATCAATTGGGAGTCAGTCCAGCGGTAAGACTCATATCTTGGAGAATCCGTTGGACTGTATTCCTTCTGAATATGTTCATCGTGGTGTTTATACTCGTGCAAGTTTCTTTACTGAGTTTGCAGGTCAGGATTTAACTCATCATATCTTCTATATGGGAGATATGGGTGGTGTTAATGATGATATGAATACTATTGAGTTCAGAGATACTTTGAAAGCATTGTCAACTGATGGATTTGTCAGTAGGAATTATAAGGAGGAAGGTGAAGTGATTACTGAAACTATTACTGGGAATCCTGCTATTGTATATACTACTGTTGTTGAGGAAATGATTAACGATCAGGAAAAATCAAGAAGTATCATCCTGATGCCTCCTGAAGTGAATAAGTCATTATTGATGATTTATGATAGTTTCCTCGAAGCTCCAGCAAGTGATTTTGAACTGAAAAGAAGTATTGAAAAATCTAAGAATCTTGTGAAGGGTTACTCATGGTATATTATGAATAATTTCTGCAATATTGAAATGTATAATCCTTATATGTTTGCGGTGAAGGATTATCTCAGCAATATTGATGATTTCAACCGTAAGATTAAGGAATTCAATATGTTGCTGAAATTGGTTATTGTATTGAATGGTGGTTTTACTTTAACACATAATTTGTACTATGATGAAATGGAAGAACCGATTGACACTAAGTTGGTTGTTGCATCTAAGAAGGATGTGATTGATGCTTTGAATTTGTTTGAAGGTTCTTCAGGATTATTACCTACTGAAGTTGCATTGATTAAGGGTTTGTTGGATAATTATGTGTGTTATGATGATGCGGTGGATTTAGGGTATAATCCTGATGATGAATTGTCATTTGAGGAAGTGGTTATTAATTATAATACTGTGGATTCTTTTGATGATGGTGATGTTCGTGTTGGTGAAGTGGATGATTCAGATGTTGTGGATTTGAAATTCGTTCCAGTTGTTACTGATAAAGGCACTATATATCATGTTGAAGGATGGGATACTCCTTATTCTTGTTGGGATAATGAATCAGAGGATTATGTTGATAAATATGTATGGTTTACTGTTCCTAAAATTAAATCATTGTTCGGTAATAAGAGATGGTACAGAAATATTAATAAAAAACTCTCCGAGAAATTATTAAAACTCCATGAATTCGGTATGTTGATTAAAGTTGGCAAAACCGAATCAGGTGCTAATATTTATGGAATCAATTATGGTGTGGAGAGTTATATTAATAATATTGAACCTAATTGGTCTACATCAAGCGTTAAAGCTGGTGTGGATGAGTTTCATAGGAAGTATCCATCTTTGATTACTGAGTTTGATGAGTTCATCAGCAAGGATAGGAAGTTGAAAATCAAATATACTGACATGGAAATTAAGGATAATGGATTGTATGACCTGCCTTGGAGGAGATGATTATGGATTATACATTAATCTTTGAACCAAAAGAGCATTATATAACAATTCCACAGATACCTTCTCGTAAGTTGTTTGTGAATAATAGATTGCTCCAAAGACTGTTGGATAAGCAGGAGGAGGATTGGGATGTTTATATTACTAAATATCCTAAGAATCATTGCGTTTCTTGTGTGATATTAGATCTCGATGATAAGGAAAATCCTGACAATGCTTTTCGTGAAGGTAGGATGATGAAACGATATCTTACTCGTAAGGGTTTGAATGTTGTATTAGTTCAGAGTGGTAGGAAAGGCGTTCATTGTTATATTCAAATTCCTTGTCATAATTTTGTAGGTGGTGAACTTGCTCATGCAGATGCTGAACCGAACACTTGGTTTAAACAATACATCAAGTATTTGATTGGTATTTATGATGACAAATACTACTCAACCTTAGATGAAATTAACTTTTCTGCAGGTTTAGGTGGTAATATCCGTGTGATAGGTTCAAGTCATCCACGAGGTACTACTTGTGAAATCATCGAAGGTGAATTCATAAGAGATGTTCCACCAAACGAATGGGATTGGGAGTGCTTTATGAGTAGCAAATCATATGCTGAGGATGAGGTAACTGAATTCGCTAAGGTTAATGATGTTAATATTAACGGAAAGGATGTTATTGCCAATAATGATTTAAGAGAAATCATCCCTGATGTATTTGGTTTAACTCCTAAGAAATATTCAAAAGGATATTGTTATGGAAAATGTCCATTTCATTCAGATACTCATGATTCATTCTTCTTTGATAAGGAAAGATACAGTTGCAATGCTTGTGGTGAGAAAGGAAACATATGGACTCTTATTAAAAAGGGATATGTAAAATTAGATGATAGTGTGAGGATTAATCGAAGATGAATATTAAGATTGATAATCGCGAAGATTCTAAGAGGATAAGTTCTGCGGTTAAATACTACACTCATATGGATTATTCCAAGAAGGTCACAGAGTATCATGGTAACTTGAATCATGCTTATATATCTCAATTGCTTGTTGGTGATTATGTATTTGATGACAAGGTCTGTTTTGAATATAAGACTCCATCTGATATGATTAATAGTATAATGGATGGCAGGATATTCAAACAATCTCATAATATGGAGCAGTATCCTTTTAGTTATGTGATAGTTGTTGGTAATGTTGCTGAAGAGATTAATAGGAGAAACGAACCTAAATACTGGAACAAGTATAATAAGATTCGTACATTCACTATTAAATCTTACCTTGGAGCATTAGCACGATTATACACTTATACTAAAGTCATCCATGTTGATAATAACCAACAAGCTTGGATATTGATGGAATATCTTGTTGAGAAGTTATTGGAAGATAATAAGAATGTTAAAGCGATTGAGAAACCTCAATTCAAATTAACCGACCCAATCGCATCTTTCCTTGGATGTATTTATGTTAATAAATCTCAACGATTAAGCATCAAACAAGCAATACTGATTCGAGAATACTTGCATTTGGAAACTCTTGAGGATTTGTTGAGTATTACTTATGAGGATTTAGTAAATATTAAAGGAATAGGTAGTAAGACTGCTAAGGCTGTTATGGAGGTTATTAAGTGACTGACATGAAGTTTGTTGAAGAAGTCATTGATGATTTCATTGATGATTTGAAAGAGCGTAGAGATAAATCAGATTGCGATGCATTAGATTTATCTTATTACAGATGCTCTATTGGTACATTGGAGTTGTTGAAAAAGAGATTAGGGTTAAATAAGTAATGTATGAAGTTGAATATAAGGATGGTCTTTTTTGGATTAAAAAAGATGATGTGATAATTGAGGAGTTAGGGGGATATATTGATCCCGTTTCTCCTGAAGTGATTATCAGGGAGATAAAGGATGAGGTATAATTACAATACGAGTCTTGAATGTTTTGAAAGAGATGATAAACTTGGCAAGAAATATTGGATTAATATGAATGAGGCACAGAGGGTTATGACATTATATAATCTTGGATATAATGGTAATCAGATTGGTGCGAAGATGAATTTCAAGAATACAAAATTCACAGTATCCAGTATCACTAATTTCATCAATAATGTATTGGAAGGAAATATTGTTCTTGATGATAGTGTTCCAGCATCTTTTGAGGATTTTACTGAAATGAGTATAGAATCCAGAATTCAGAAGTTGGAAGAGGATGTTGCTGAGTTTGAAAAGAGATTAAGTTCTGTTGAGAAAACAAGAGATATTATTGAAAATGAATCATGGATGAGTAAGGTGAAATCATGGATACACAGAAGATAATTGATGAGAAAGAAGAGATAATCAAGGAAATCGATAAGGTCACCAAGGAGTATATCAAGAAGAATGTTGAGTACAAGAAAGCCAAAAACTCCGCTTGGTTGGATACTGATTTCAAGGATGTTCTGAATAGTAACAGACCAACCGTTGATGAGAAAAAGGCTTATGTATCCTCTCAAACTATTGATTTGAGGGAAGAGAGAGATGAATTATGGTATCAGAGAGAACACTTGTTAAGGAAACTTGACTTGTGTGATGATAAATATATGGCAGATTATGAGTAAGAAATTGTATTTATTTCCTTTATCGGATATCCACTTGGGTTCTGCTCAATGTGACACAGAGTTCTTTGATTACTGGAGGAAAACCTTTGAATCTGCTCCTGAAAATAAGGCGATTTATCTTCTTGGAGATTTATTAGAGTTTCCAAGAGCATCATTGGACGCATATAATGTTGTAATGAGTACACATGATGCATTGGAAAGGGTCATTGAATTGCTTGAACCATACAAGGAGTATGTCAGATGGGTTGTCAGCGGAAATCATGAGAACCGCACTATGAGAGAGCATAACTTTGATATATCTAAAAGTATTGCAACAAGGTTGGATGCTAAGTATAGTCACAATGATTTCTTTGATAAGATAGCAGAGGGTGACAGAGAACTGGTGATATATGGAAAGCACGGTACAAAAACCAGTAAGAATAGTCAATTAGCTATGAATAATTTTATTCGTGATATGAGCGACATTGATGCTAATCTGTATCTCCAAGGACACAACCACTACTGTGAGTTCTCATCTAACTATCGAAGAGGATATGATGAGGGAGATAGAAGATATTATGCATTTACTGGTCATTTCCTTGGATATGATGGATATGCAAGAGATAAAGGATTACCATTAAGCCAACCGAGTTTCCTGAGATTGACTGTTGACAAGAACCTGCACATTGATGCAAAGAAATTCTATAAAGATGAGGTATTATGAATGTATTTAGAAATTTTTGATATAACTCCATTACGAAACTTCTTTGATATTATTTATGATAGTGCTAATATTGTTGAAATGAAATTGGATACTAATAAGTTATCTATTAGTTTATTGAACAATAGTCATATAGCATTCTATAATTTAGAGATGTCAAAAGAGTTCTTTGGAGATTATGTTATTGATGGTGCTGAAGAGATATTAATATTTGTGGATGATTTCTACAAGATATTGAAATCAGCAACAAAAGATGATGTATTATTCTTGGAAACTACTGATAATCATTTAGTTTGCAAGTTTGAACATGATAATAACCGCAGAGTGTTTGAATTGCCATTGGCTGAGGACTATGGTGAATCTGCCGTACCTCCCAGCATTGATTACGAGGGAGTTTTTGATTTACTGTTGAATGATTTGAAACAACCATGCAATGATTTGGATAAGATTATTGGTACTGACAGATTCAAGATGATAACTCAAGATCAAGTCCTGACCATTGTTGCACCAACAGATAGTATGACCGCTTATAATCAGATGATTGATATTGATTCTGATGCATTATGTAATGTGGTTGTTAATCTTGAATATGTTAAGCAGTTATTGAAGTTATCCAAGATTAATAAGGTTGTCACATTGAAAATGGGTGATGGTATTCCATTGTCTTGGAGTATTAATTCTCCTGATGAGTTGGTTTGTATTAATGGTTTGATTGCTCCAATTATTGAGAATGAGGAGGAATAAATGGAAGGATTTGATAGGTTGGTTATTAGTTTGCTTGATTCTGATGCCAATAAAGGTTGTTTTAAGAAGGAATTAGGCAGGTTATTGAATTTACCGTTATTATGTATTGGTGATATTTGGTTGGAAACTACATTAATTGATGGTGTTGTTAATCAAGAAGTATGGGTTTCTTTTATTGATGCTGAAATCAGCAGGGAAGCATTGATGGAGTTACCGTTCAAGTCAATATGTAATAATTGTATAATCTTCGAGGTTGGTGATACAGTCTTATGACATCATTTAAAGAAGAGATGGCTCAGAACCGCAGTACATTATATTATTACTTTAAGGATACTGAGCTGAATATGAAGATGATGAAAATCGGTAAGGGAACATATAAAGTGTTTCAGATACCATATGATTGGGATGAATCATATCTCCTGATTAATGATGTGCGGATAACTGATTTTCAAGCAGTTATATTATTCTCAAATGAATTGGTGGTAAGATTCAGTAGCTATGATAATTGGCAAGTGAACATCCCATATCGGACTATTAAGACATTGAGTGTCACTAAAGACTTGAATGTGGGTTATCAGGAATTATATTTAAATAAGTAAGGTATAGATTGCATATTATGTGAGAGTTCTATGCAATCCATACTGAATTTGTCTATGGTAAGACATTCTTATTTTTTATAATTCCTCTTTAATAAATTAGAGAGGTGTAATGAGATGAATCATATAGTTAGTTTAACTGGACATAAAGGTTCAGGAAAGACAAAATTAGCATTTGACTTGTGTAAGAATAGTGCTATTGGATATGTTAAGGCATATACTGATGCACCATGTCATATACAATGGTTGGATTGCTTTAATTATGTATCAAAGGAAGATTTGGATGCTTTAATTGAAGAAAGGGAAGTATTATATTCTTCAATGGTTAATGGTCATCGTTATGTTTTTTTCAAAGACCAATTAACATCAGCATACAATATTTTGATACTTGATGATTATGGTGTTGCTGATTTATCAGCGGAATACAGTAATCATTTTTATAGTGTCAAAGTAGTATCAAAAAATCAAAAAGATAGTGATCGTGTTGGTGTTTACTTATTTAATCATGAGTTTGATGAGGTTTTTGATATTGATAATGATGAGATTGAGGATTTGGAGGCTCGTATTGAAGCTAATCTGATGTGGAGTGAGTGATTATGGCAGAAAAAGTTAATTATCGTATCATTGAGGGTGATTATGATACTGTGGATTATGAGGAGTTTAAAAAGGATTATATGGATGAGTTCATGCCTAAAAAAGCAATTCTTGAGAAGTATGATATTAATCATCAGAAGTATTTGAGGTATGGTAGAATGGTTTATCGTGATACTGGTTTTCGTAGGAAAGCAGGTGTTACTCCAATTGGATTTTCCACTAATATCAGGGAACATCGTGGTCGATGGAGAATTGATAAGCAGATTAATGGTAAGAGGCATTATTTCGGTACTTATGATAGTTTCGATGAAGCCAAGAAGGTCAGGGATTATCTGATAGCACATAATTGGAGTCATGAGGCGATGGATAAAGCGAGGTATCATGAGGTATGATTGAAACACACAGTGATAGTGAATTTGTGATACTTGTAGCAGATTGGATTGCTACTCTCTTGACTTATGATGAGAATAATCAACCGTTCAAGGTGTTTTTATTGTTGAATGGTAGGGATACTGTTTTGGAGTTTGGTAGTGATTGTTTCTTTGAGTTTATGCAAGAGGGTGTGAGGATTGAGTCTGCTGATAGTGTATCGTATTTCTTCTATGATGTGATTGAATATATTGAGGTGAGGAAAATATGAGGATTGAGGAATGGTTGATGGATTTGGCGGAAAACAATCGTGTTGATATAATTGATGGTGAGATTTGTATTCTGCCGATAATGGAGAGCGAAGATGATTAGTGTTGGGAAATTGAATCTTTTCCCAATCATCTTCGAGTATAAGAAGTATGGTTTGACTTTCCGTAGGTTAGGGCATTGTTGTAATATGGATCATTACACTCTTCGAGTATGGTTGTTGTTGAATTTCATATTCAGGAATACTTATTATTGGAAGTGTCCTCAATGTGGTAAGGTTCATGGTTTACGGTTGAGTTGGCATACGGAGAATTATTCAGATAAACGGTTAAGAGAGGATAATAAGATGTTGGAGGAGTTCAGACATGGTTAATCCTATTATAATTGAATGTGGTGGTTAAATAATGGTGAAATTTAAATCGTGGCGTGATGCATACTTATTCCTGCTCCATTATGCGAATTTCAGTTGTTTGAATTGTAAGTATGGTGGGCATAACTTGGATTTGTCAGTACCTCATACTGACTCCGAGTATGTTCATTTGTTCTGCAAGGATGCGATTGCAATGGTAAGATTGGATTACAGTTTTGTGTGTAGCCAATGGGTGCATGAAAAAGATGGTAAGACTGCATTGGATACAGTAGATTGTTACAGTTGGAATTTACCTGACCAAGTGATAGAGATTATTGAAAAAAATGATAAGAAATACACAATCGAAGAGATTGAAAAATTGATTGAGGATTTAGGATGATGGATATTAAGAAATTATTGGATAAGAGAGTTAAAAAGCTTAAAGTTAAAGACTTGAAAAAAGCATTGGAAGAAGCCGATGATGAATCTGAAGTGGTTTTAACCTTCTATATGAAGGATGAGGGTTTATACTCCGTGTACTTGGCAGATATCTTGACTAGTATTGGTTATGATGCTGTAACTAAAGAGCATCTGTATAACTCTAAAATCTGTGAGTTAGGTGGTTTTAACCATAAGGAATGCAGATATATCGAGGAGAAGCATGACAAATGAATATTACATCTATAAGGATGATGTTCGTGATTCGGTACATATTAGTATGCACCCACCATCAGGAGATGATAGAGTTGATTATTTTAAGTCATTTGTCAGCATATGGACTAATGGTTATTCAATAGACAGCCCATTCAAAACATTGGATGAAGCCGAAGAGTTTATAATTACAGTGATGGAGTTGTTAAAAGAATGATATTGAGTGATAGAGATATAGACCAAATCATTAAAAGTGGGAAGGCATTTCTTGTTAATCCATTTAATGAAGAGATGCTTCAGCCAAACAGCATAGATCTCTGTCTTGGTGATGAATTAAAAACCATCGATGGCAAATCCATTGACTTATCTCAAGGCTCATATAATATTAAGCCGATGGAGTTCATATTGGGTTCAACATTTGAGAAAGTTCATATTCCGTTTGATCTCTGTGGTCATGTTGATGGGAAATCCAGTATTGGCAGACTTGGAGTGTTCGTGCATATCTCATCAGGATTTATTGATAGTGGATTTACTGGAAACATTACTTTGGAGATATTCAATTGTTCTGATAAGGAATTTGAATTATATCATGGTATGCCTATTTGTCAGATAGTATTTGAAACATTGACAAGTCCAGTAAAAATACCATATGGTAGAAGAGATAATCACTATCAATTTAGTGAAGGTACTGTTTTAAGCAAATATGAGGGATTATAAAATGCTTGTTGAATTGGAAAAATCCACATTTGCTACATTAATCGCAGGAATATACTGTACGGCTCATCAGGTTGAGCCGATTGCTATTCCTGAAGAATTGTGGATGAGTATTGCAGAAAAACTTGATTACTTCCTTCTCAATTGGGATTATAATAAAATCACATTTGAGGAATGGGTAGCAAGTAAGTTACTTGTATGTCCTAAACAAATGCTCGATAATGTAGAGGAATTAATGGAGAATACATTTTACTGGGAATATGTGAATGGTAATGTAGTGTTAAGTGTATCGATGGATATAAGGTGTTTGAATGAGTAGAGATGATTTCTTCTACAGATACATCTATAAAAGATATGATGGATACCAAATCCTGAAGGATAATGAACACTATGGATGGTATCCTGATTTACCAACAGCATTGTTTGACCGTGATAGATTAGAGCAATGTGAATGGGATATGGAAGTATTTGTACAGTTACCTGAAATCCCTAATCCCTATGAGCATATGAGATTACCTAAATACAATCATGATAGGAAATACATTACCACTATTCCACAGAAATATGTTGTTCAAAGAAGAATTAATGGGAAATTGATTAATTTTGGAACATTCAGGAATTTAGAGGATGCAAGGAAACGAAGAGATGAATTAATAACGAATGGTTGGTGTAAGTGATGACTTGTTTATTGAATGAGGAGATAATGGCTATAAGGAATCTTATGAGTCATTTGGAGAAAGCAATTCCGTTAGAACCTGATAGTGGTCGGAAGATGGAGTTGAAGAAGATGTATTCGGAGTGTAGTGCTGAATTAGAGGAGAGATTGAATAGGTGCGGTGATTATACTGGCTAAAATTGGATTATATAATCTTGAACCTCATATTGTGAATACGGCGATGATGCAGGTTTCATCTTATCACAAGAATTTACACGATGATATATATATATATAGCCCATTGTTCCACGATTCGTATGATAAGGTGTATGCTTTCAGTATATTCGATTTCACTAGTAAGGATTATGTGCGAAAGGATATGGTGACTGGTGGAACTGGATTTAATGTAAGGAGTCGATTACCACCTGAAATCGAAGACTGTGATTATGATTGGTCATTGTATCCTGATTGTGATTACAGCATCATATGGTTCAGCAGAGGTTGTATCCGTAACTGTCCGTTCTGTGTTGTAAGGAAAAAAGAAGGATATATTCATTCAGTTGAACCAAAGAACCTGAATCCAAATGGAGAATATATTAAAGTGATGGATAATAATTTCTTTGCTAATCCTGATTGGAGAACTGCGGTGGATAAATTATTGGAGTGGAATCAACCAGTTGATTTGCAAGGTTTTGATATAAGATTATTCGATGATGAGCAAGGTGAAGCGTTACAGTCATTAAGACATCGGAAAGCTTTTAAGTTTGCTTGGGATAATCCACGAGATAACTTGGATGAGAAAATCGAACATTTACTGGAATACATTAAACCATCGAAGTTAATGTGTTATGTTCTGATTGGTTATTGGAGTTCGGAGGAAGTGGATTTGTATCGTGTGATGCATTTATGGGATGAATATAAGATTCATGCTTTTGCAATGCCATATGATAAATTCAATCCTTATCAAAGAAGTTTCGCAAGATGGTGTAATAATAAGATTATATTTAAGACAAGGAGTTGGCAGGAGTATAAAGATGGTAATAAATCATGATTGTTGATTTGCATCTTCAGATTGATGGTTTGAATGTTGAGAATATAGATAGGTTGATGGATTGGATTCACCGCATTGAATCTGATGCTGACACTATCTATAATATAATCTATGATTATGAGATCGTTGATGATGGATGAGAAGGTTAAGTTAAAATTCGAGTGTATTGTTGAATGCTCATATAAGTATGCTGATGAATTAGGTAGAGCTATTGTCCATGATATTCATAATGAGTGGGATAATGGTGTGGATTATCTTGATTGGGTTTTTACTGGGTCGGAATTGGTGGAGTTTGATTATAAGGAGAGGATAATGGAGTTGGAGAATGAGTTGAATACTTATAAATCAGCGAATAAGTTGTTGAAAAAAGAATTAGAAAAATGTAGTAATTTTAGGACAAAATTGGTGTAATTATGAATGATAAGAGAGAAGAGTTCTTTAATTTAGTTAAAGAAAAATTAGAAGAAGTTAGTGATTTATATGGTCAATTAGAACCATCTTTTAGTGAAAGAATGTTCTATAGAGTGATTTTGATGGATGCAATAAAAGTGATTGAAAGTGCTTATGATGAGGTATATGAAGAATGATGGAATGTATTTTTGCTTGTAATCCGAATTACAATCTATACCATAGAAGATGTGAGGCGATTAGAAAGCAATTAGAAGATGCTGGAATGAATATCAAAAGATTGTGTAGACATAATATGTTTGGTGAGGAGTTTTATCTTTTGAAAGTGGACACTTTAAAATCTAAAGAATATCCATCCGAATGTGATATTGCAAAGGCGTTAGATATTCCAGTTGATTGGATTGATTTTGGTGGACTTGTCGATAATGTAAATATTTATTATATTAAAGAGAAAGAGTTCAATGACAAATACTGTGACTGTGATGGTGAAATAGTCTTTGAAAAATGGTGTTTGAAAGACAAGTTTACCAGTCCTTATTTTATTCATCATATTAAGAACAGATTAGATGATAAATGTTTCAAGTATGATGGATTATTCTATGACCGTTCATCTAACCTGATATTCATCAAATGCAATTGTTCTGATGATACTCGGTTAAGATTGGCGAAGATACTGGGAATCAAAGATGAAATGGACTATTTTGGAAGATTGTATGATGATGAATGTGATAAGTTTGAAGGTAGTGGATGGATATACATTTACTTGAATAAAGTAATAAAGGATGATTAAGTATGTTGGATGAAATAAGTTTATTGGGATTAATATGTCTTGGCATAATTGTATTGGTTGTTGAACTGGTGGCAGTTATCCTTGTAGCAGGATTGGTTGCTAGTTGGTTAGGTTTGACTGGTATATTATGGTGGGCAGTTGCCATTGTTGTATTCTTATTGATTAATGGGATTTTAGGTGCATTGGTTAATGGATAATATGAGGTGTAACATCTGCTCCAATTATTTGTCAGGGTTGGGGCGATGTAAGTATTGTAGCTTTGAATATGATGATTCACTCTTCTGGACTGATGATAGTCAATGGGATATACTGGAGATGGATATAAATTATGAGTGGACTCACTTGCAGATAATGTATCGTTTGAAGGCAAAGGGTTTTGATTGTTTGTCAGCCGATATATGGGGTAATGATGAGATTGCCTATATTCTTGGATGCAGTGCTAGTAAAGATGAGATTGCATCCGCATTAGGCGTTCATAAGGAAACTGTATATTCTGATTATGAGAGAGGGTGGATCATCATAAACTTGTTTCAGGAGAAATATTTGAGAGGAATGTTGGAATGATATATGATATTATATTCATTATCTTCCTTATCCTTTTCCTGATTGGATTATTGATAGGGATATGGAGGTATTATGATGGGTGAAGATAGATTTACAGAGATATTATCTACACAGAAGATTAAGGATAATTGTACTGGTTTTGAATATGATGGATTGATTGATGAGGTTTTATTGAAAAGAATCAATCACTTGAATAATTCAAAAGATATTTATAAAAAAAAGAGAGATGAACTTCGTGAAATAAATCGTTTGTTATGGGATGTTGTTGATGGTTTTCGTGCGATTGGGAAATTAAAGGAATTAGGATGGTGGGATGATGAATATCCATAGTGATTGTGAGAATTACTCTCCGAAAAAGGATTATTGTTTGAAATTCTTTGAGGAGAATGTAAGCGAACGATATGAGATTTGTAGGGAATACAGTAAGTTTGATGATAAGAAACTGGCAAGGAAATGGTCAAATTGAGATTTGATTACTGTGCTAATCCTCTCCGTTGCTGTAAGGAGGCAAGGAAAGAGAGAGCGATACGATGGAGGAAAATTAGTAATTTAAGTTATTATAGTGATGATAAGTTGGGGAGTATGCTATATATTCCCAACTGTTTTTATAGGTTGTGGTGAAAATATGACTGAAAAACGATTTGAATTTAGGGAAGTGAATAATTGTGGAATAACTCCAAAAGTATGGGATAATGAAAAGCAAGAGTATTTAAACTTGTTAGAATCTTGTAAGGTTTTGAATGAGTTACACGAAGAAAACCAATCATATAAACAGAATGTATCTAAAACACTTCAAAAACACTATAATCGCCTTGTAGAACTATCTAATAATAAAGGCGAAGATGAATGTGGATTTATGGCATTTATAAAGTTTTTATCACAAGAATTAGATGTTGAATTGGAGGACTTGGAATGACTGATTGGAAATATTATCTCTGGGATAAACATGGGAAAATACTTCTTTTTGGAGTGTTAGGAATTTTAACATTTCTCATTGAACATTACATTATCAGTAGTCAATTATTATTGTTTGTTTCAATGGTGCTGTTGTTTCTATCAATGATGATATGTATACTTTAAGGAGGACTTGGAATAACTGAAAAACGATTTCCTGCTTGGTATTTACGATTTTGTATGATTTTAGCATTCATAATTGGATTAATAATTGAAGGATTATTTCTATGACTCAAAAACGATTTTTTATTGTAGTAAAATCTTATATAGATGATGGGAAATTTGTTGAAAATGAAACTGGTAAAGAGTTAAGTGAAGAAGAAGCGATTAAAGTAGTTCAGGAATGTTGGAGAGATATGCCTATGGATTACTATTCTTGGGATTTGGAGAAAGTTGTTTTTATTGATAATGGAAGTGAGAGATAAATGACTGAAAAACGATTTACATTTGCAGATGGGTTTAAAATTGTTGCTATTCGTGATAATGGCAATATTATGAATAGTAAACAAGTTTGCAATAAATTAAATGAACTTTATGAAGAAAATGGGCGATTAACCCAAAAAAACGAGGAACTCAAACTGGAATTAGATTCTTTACAAAATAAAAAGAATTTAAGCAGTATTCGTACACATAAAAAAATAACTGGATTGATGGAAGAAAACAAGGAACTCAAAAAACAACTGAGGAGAGAAGAAACTGACAAAAAAAGATTAATGAGTTATCTGATGAGATATAAAGGATTTGGTTTTGATGAAATAGTTGAAGATTTTTTTGATAATCCATATTACGATAATTGGTGGGAAGATGGATTCTATGAATGCTGTTGGAATGAGTATCTTAAAGAAAAAGGTTTTAATGGATGTGATGAAGAATGTGTGAAAAACGATTTGCAGTAACTCAAACAGCATTTGGTAGTGGAATATATGATTTTCAAGCAGAAGATACATTATGTGAAAGTTACGATGAAGATGCTTATGGAGAAGTATGTAAGAAGTTGAATAATTTACACGAAGAAAAAGAAATATTGTTTGATGTAGTAAAAAAAGCAGATGATTTAATAAATCGATTTGGCAGTGATAGATTAAAACACGAATGGAAAAAAGAAGTAACTGTGAAATATAGATGATATGAATGACTGAAAAAGATTTGACTGTTAAAGAATTATATGATTTATTAGAACCATTACTTGATGAATATGGTGATTTAGAAGTGGTTGTAAGTTATGATAGTGGATTGGTTGTTACTCCAATAAAAAATAAACTTCCAATGGTGGATTTACAACCTATGAGAAAATATTCGATAGTTAGATTTGAGGGATATTAAAATATGGTTAAAATAGTTGAGAGTCAAAGATTTCATTATTATCCGAACAGTCAGATGATAATAGATAACTTGACTGGTGAACATTATACTGGCAATAATAAGATTTGCAGGTTGTTGAATCAGGAGAGTGACAGAGCGGATAAGAATGTTGAAATGTTTGATGACTGGTTCAGAGTATTGAATAAATATAGTGTGACCAGTCCTGATAAACTGGATCAAATACTGATGAATGAAAGAGTGTGGTGAATTAATTATGATTAATAACAATTTAGACAAATATGATATATATAAAATAATGGATAATATTTTAAAAAAAGTTCCTTGTTGTCATCATTGTCCTAAATCTCATCGTGATGATGCAGTAGGATGGGTATGTAAAGAGCAAAATTGGGATATGTTATCAGAATTATATGGTGAAGATTATAATCCTTATAAGATTGCAGATGAATGTGAATATATGAAAGGATGGTGGTGAATTAAATATGGATCATTTCGCATTTGTTTTGGGAGTAGTTATGTTTCTAATTGGAGTGATTTTAACATCACTCCAATTATTTGTTAATACTATTCCTACTGGTATTTTTTCATTACTTGTAGGAATGTTGGTTTTGCTTGATGAAAGAGTGTGGTGATATGAATGTTTGATATTGAACATCCTAATGAGAAATGTTACACTCATAATTGTAAGTTCCTTGAAGAGTTTCAGATAAAATGTGGTGATGGGAAATTCCACGATTGTTTCAGATGTACTTTATCAGTTCATGAGAGAATAAAGAAATGTCCTTTATACTTGGATGATTTGAAGATATTGGATATTCCAGATTATCATGATTTATATAAAAAGGAGGTAGCAAGTCACATCAGAACAAGTAAGAGATGTGATGAACTTCAGAATGCTTTGAATGACAAAAATAAAGTGATACATTCTCAAAGTAATGAACTCAATAGTATGAAATCGAAGATTCATGGTTGGGATTATGCTCATCAAAGATACAACAGATTTCATCAGCGAATCCTTGATGATACAAAATCATTAGTGGCATTGTATCATGATAGGGATGAGTATAAGAGATATATTGAATCTTTGAGGTTGATGGTTCGTGAGGTTAATAAAGAGGTGGATGATGGTTAGGTGTGATAGATTTGTTATTGAATTTGATTTTAATAGAAAAGATGACCAAGTAATTTATGGTGAAAATGAATGTGTGGTGGGATATCTTCCTCATCCAGTAATTTATGATTGGGTTATGAAAAAAGAGATTGTTGAAATCAATACTAGTGATAGTGATATTGATATGGAGTTGGCAGAAGCTATTTTAACTATGTTGAATATTAAATTTATAGGTGAATGAGTGAAATGTGGTTTGAAGTTTTATGTGAAGTGTGTATTGGGTTGATGTTGATTTGTTTTACTGGATGTTTCATATATGCAGTACCTATTTTAACAAGAATATTGGTTGATGATAAGAAAAGTGAGTGGGAATTTAAGCAGATGATGAGAAAACGTTTTAAGTCTAAAAATCACTTGAAGAAAACACTATAAATGAGTAGTTACATATAGATGTATTAGTGTAAAAATAGTAAGTTTTAAAAATATATGAAAAGTGTTTAAATATTTAAACACTATCTCTTTTTTATTCAAATAATTATTAATAATAACCATAATCATTCACCACTCATCTAAATTATTGCAAATGACCCATCACTACCTGATATTGGAATTATCACACGAGCATTTGACTCTTCATCATCATTAGAACCATTATCAACACTAACATTATTTGATGAATCATTAGATTCGTTTTGATGTTCTGCAATATTTTGAGCAGATAAAATTAAACCCATCATTAACACTACTGCTCCAATCAATATTAATATACAATATATAGTATCTTTATCCATTTTTATTCACCACCACTTAATATTCCAAGTATCATTTCATTGAACGCTTCTTCTCCCATTTCATTTCTGATTCTTTTGACTTTTTCACTTGACTCTTTTTTCTTCTGATTTTCTTTTCTTAATTTTTTATTTTCTTCTTTTAATCTTTTATTTTCTTCGGTCGGATCTCTGATGCTGATGATGACATCATCACCTACGATAGTGTAATCATATTCATGGTACAAGGATACATTGTTCATAACCTTTGCATACAATAACTTTTGTTGTAATGGATTGGATTTGATGTAGGTGTCTTGGACATTCGTTTTGCCTCTGCCTTGGAGTTCATCAATTTCACTATTTGAGATTCGACTGTTTTCTTCATAGGTCAGTACACTACCTTTGATATTGGTAGCATGGAATCTTCTCAAGTTATGTGGTTTGAATTTAGATTCCTCCGCTACCTTACCGAATCCACATTTGTTGTTGATGTTTCGGCAAGACCTACCGAATGCACCTTTGTTGGTGTTCAGTAGTTTTTCAGGAATAATTCCTTTGTTCTTTGGTAACTCCATCTCATACAGTTTCGCAAATGCAATACTGTTTACGGATTCAGCACCGATAACAACATAGTATGGCTTACCAGTTTTTATCCTTATCATCCTTGTAACCCAAATGATAGGATTATATGGATTTGCTAACCATCTCAATGCATCTACATCATTATCGCATTGATGATACTTGTATGTTTCATCAATGAAATTTCTTGTAGTTAAATGCTCACATTCCTCATTAGACAGTCCACCTTGAATCATAGTCATTGCTCTTGCCTCAACTGGAGGCAACATATGGGTCAAGGCTTGTTTTAACTCATCTTTTGTGAGAACATCCTTATATTCAATGTAGGGTCTTCTCTTAATCTGTTTTGGATTTAATGGTTCAATGTATGGTATGACAATTCTGTTCTTGTGATACAAGGACTTGATTCTTGCAATATGCAGTTTTATTGTAGAATAGACTAATCCTTGTTCAATCAAATATGTTTGGAAATCTTCTATCCTATTAATGATTGATAGCATATGTTGTGGTACTTGATTTGATTGCTCATCCAAAGCCTCTAAAACTAGTTCTTCGATAGAAGTGTCATGGTACTCTTCATATTTTTTTATTGTTTGATGGTATCCTCTTGCAGTATTACTGCTGATATTGTCAAGGAACTTCAAACACTTGATGCTTTTTTTAGACATAGTATTATTCTCTCCTTTATGTATTAATTCATTTTTGTGAGAGAGCATTTGAAAAGAAATAAGTAATACTCCAAAGCAATATTCTTATTACTTTTTTGGAGTTAATCAATACAATTTATGCCTAATTTGAGATGTAAATTAGGATCAAAGTGTACTAATTAACTACTCTCTGTCAAATATTAATTATGACATTTTTACTATTTAAAGGCATCGAAATATAACAAGTGTTATAATATCCTTGAAAAAAAATAGCCCACAATCAGCAGAAAAAACAAGCATAAAATATTAACACGAATTATACTCATATGCTGATGTGAGCTAACTAATATTATATTCGATATGCAATAAATACCTTATGTTTTCAATGATCCCATACACCGAATATTTGTATCCAAAAACATCAAAGTCAAACCATTATAATGGTTTAATCAGTATGTCTTTTATCTTACTGTTTTGATTGTAGATTTGTACAAGTTTGGATAAGGTAACACAAGATTTAGTGGAAGTTAATGTATCTCCAATCGCTTTTAATGTATGTACTCCATTAACAATACTGTATTCGTAATCATTCCAATCATTTAAAGTGGATTGGTGAGTTCCAGTTAATACTTCTTGATTTGTACCATTACACTTGTATACAAAGGTTGTTTCTCCATCGGATTGTCCTTGACCCATATAAATGATGTTGTTGGTGTCTGTACCTATTCCAATTTGTGGGAAACAACCGCTACGAGCTGATGGTCTGCATTTAAAGTCAATCTCAAAGTTTCCACTTGGCAGACTCCAATTAACATTTTGAGTGGAAGTGTATTCAGTTGTACTATATCTCCAAGCATCACAGATAGCGTATGTTTTGGATACAAATATACCATCAACTTCTTTGCTCAAGCTTATCTCAACATCACCGATTCCTTGTGTATTGTAGGTTATTTCATATTGACCGTTACTGTCAGTTGTAATTGTACTTGTCTGTTCTCCAGTCACATCCAAGGATAATTCCAAGTTTGGAATCGGAGCATTTTCCTCATCTTTAGCGGTGAATGTTAATGTAGCATACTCATTGCCAGTTGTTCTGTCAGCATAGGATAATATGTTTTTACCATCAGTCAATTCAACATCAATTTTGTGTAATTTCTGTGATGGTGTTGGGGGAACTATATTATCATGGATTATTATCAGGTAATGATTTTCTGTCTGATTTGCTTGTGTTGATGCATCATAATACTTTGCAATGTCATACAAGTATTTAATGTTGTATTCGTGGTCAGTATAAGTGTATCCTAGTGCTACTGCCCAATCGTGCAAGTATTTGTTACTGGAGCGATGATTAGTATATGAACCACCATGCTTAATCGCTATTCTTCTCATATAATATACATTGCTCTTGAATTTATCACAATCGATTGTACTATCGACTTTTTTTGCTATTCTCTTATAATAATAATTATTCGGTTTCATCTAATTCTCCTATGCAGTTCTTTTCCAAATATTAACAACCAAGTATGGAGGCATATTGTTATGGGCTTCCATCGCATTTAGTGCGGTGTTATTATCAGTATTTGATTTTGATGATGCTGTGGCATCTGTATCACTTGTGAATGTTCCAGTTACATTAGGACTGGTTCTTCCTCGTGGAACTGGTTGTGCAGAACCTGATGATGCTTTACCACTTTCATATGCACTTGTTGTGTGGTTATGTGAGTGAGTGTGTGCCATACCATGACTATGAACAGGCAAACCACTTTGATTAGCAGTTAAAGTAACACTCGCTTCACCACCAGTATTCTCCACTAAATCGCCATCAACCTCAACTTGCAAAGGATAATCATCACTACTTGCAAGAAGGAACTGTCCCTCAATTTTAGACCAAACACCTCCAAAAAGCATTGATGGGTCAGCATCATTAACACTCATATATATGCTCCCTACTGGATATACAAGATTGAATAAATCAATGGAATTTACTTTCTCATCCGTTCTTGCTGATACATCACCTAATCCATATACTTCAAATATCTTATCAATAGTTCCATATTGTTTCAAGTCTGATTTATCATCTTCATCATCCTTGAATTTCACTACATTGATTTTATCATCATCTAATGAATATACATCACGATATATTCTGTCAATATCTTTTCTTACTTGATAATCATCACTCATTTATCTATCCCATATGTATATGTCATTACTATTACCATCAACACCCTCAAGAGTTGGATTTGCACATCCCAAGAACCAAGTGGTTTCCTTTTTAGCATCCCTACGCAGTTTGCGAATATTCTCTCTTAACTGAATGTCAGGTGCTAACTCATCCAATCCAATCTCTGTTTTTATCCGTGGCATATCAGATTTACTGAAACTGATTTTCAATGATTTAACTTCCTTGATTGTATTCAATTTCCTTGCATTAGCCGTGACTTGTACCAACTCTCCCAATCGAAGATCAGGATAATTCGGCACAGTAATAGTGAAACTGTATGTCTGCTCACCATTGAATTTACCATTCATCCTTGCATTATAGTAAGCTTCTTTATCACCTATCTTCTCATTACTGGTTTCCAAGGTTGTCTGCTCACCATATTCAAATACACTCCTTGGATAACGGCTTTGCACATAATAATAGTTCCCATCATCTTTCATATAGACTTGCACAGAATTGTTATAAAGTGAACTGATTGGACTGTATGATATACTATTCCAAGACAATATATTGTTATTGTTTCCCTCGGTTGCAATAAATGTAGCCTCCGATGTATTATTCACCCTGAAGTTGATTACATCATCCTTTCTATGCAGTCCATATGTCATATCTACATAGTATCCAGTATCATCAACTATCTGTTTCAGTACATTAATGATACTTTTTCCTGCTGTATCCAATTCACTTGATGGTGGAGTGGAATCATTATTGAATACTATCTGATACAAGTCCAGTTTACAAGAGGAGTTATCGTGAGTGGATTTATCATATTTGTAGTAATCCGTATCCTCATTTTCTGTCTTGGCAATCTTTTTCGGAGCAACCATATGTATGCTATGCAAGTACAAGTCACCACGATAACCAGTTGCTTGTTGAATATAATCAGAGATATTCCAAGGTTTTCCCTCATCATTCAAGAGAGTGGATTTCCTTGTTGCATTGTTAATCCAGTATAATGGAAATCCTTTATTCATCATTCCAGTACCATTACTGGTGCTTAATGTGAATTTGATGTATAATGTATATTTCTTCGCATTAAAAGATTGTGTTCGACTATATATGAGTTTCAAGTATCCTTGGAATGGCTTATCTTTATTATATCCTTTTGTGACTGTTAATTGAGTTGTTTCCTTTTTAGTAGTGGTCTTTGACTTAACCTTAACACTACCGATGTTCACTCCTTTATAGGAATTGACTTTACTCCCTTTAGATGAACCTGATGTATTATACAACATCTTATTCCATCCATATTTACGATATGGGAAATCAACCCATTTATTATCCTTGTCCTTGTATAATACACTACGATGAGTGTCGGAATATCCAGTCGCATACTGTACTATTTTACAAGTCACATCATACTTTTTAAGCTCTGTGAATATCAAATCAGAGAAAGCATGACAATCACCACTACCAGTTTTCTTCATAGATGAATATGTACTGGATGAGCCTCTTTTATACTTGTATTGCTTACCAATCTTTGTGATAGCTTTGAAGATGCTGTCAGGAGTTATTTCCACTCCAGTTTTTGGTACTGCTTTGAATTTACCTTTAATCAATAAATCTTTTTCTTTTTGACTACTGTTCATTACACTTGTGACTGCTTTCAGTCTTTTCTTTGAACCAGTAATCTTTTCCTTACCCATTGCACCATCAAAATCACAATCACAAGATGCACAAGTGATTTCTCCCTCTGGAACACTTGTTTTGTTTCCATGGTGTCCGTGATTGGTTATACATCCATTCTTTTTACCATCATCATATCGTAAGGTGGCTTTTCCACAGTTAGGACATTTGTTCTCATAAATCCTTTTGATTATCTTATTGCCGTATTTCTTGTAGGATTCATTAACGGATGCTTGTCCGATGAATACAACATATTTCTTATCCTCTGAAACTCCACACTTGGTGAATTTCTGTGAACCTGCATTAGTATTAGATGCATCGACTGTCTGTGTATTCTTTATCTGTTTAGTTGTTTCAGGCTTACCTAATCCATAGGTGATGTGCATATATCCTTTATCAGATAAAAGAACTGGTTTTTTAGTGTGTTTCTTTGCATCGTAGAGAGTCCAAGTCTGTTTTTTATCTCCACTAGCATTGTTACGGATAGTGATATAATTGTTATGTGTTGTTGCTTTTCCATTACTTACTGGAATCTTTGTAATGTCCTTATTTTTACCATAAGCGATGGTTAATCCATTACTGTATTTCTCACCATCCACAAGATAGTTTTTAGTGATATTAGACTTTAATGTAACTTCGTGAGAATCGCATAAGTATTTCAAGGCATGAGCATAGTTCTTGAAATTCTTTGTAGTGTATTTCTTTTCGGATGGCTGTTCACTACCATTCAGTAATTCCATCTCATCAAGGATGTATTTGTTAGTTCCATCATTCAAACGGTCAGCACAATGAATATCCAATTCAGTACGATTAGCATTCGGCAGAATACTGGATACATATCCGCCGAAGACTCTTTCAATCTGACCATCATCATCCTTGACATAAAAATTCACCTCATCCATATAATCAATATAGAATCCTGATGGTGATTCATCACATTCAAAGGCATCATCATATCCTATCTTGCAAGTCAGTTCAGATGGTTTGGTCATATCGGATAATGATACAGTTGCACTTGTAAGCATCATATTACCACTATCCTTACCACTATCTGCTCCAAAATAATTGTTAGCAGAGTATTTGATGATTTTACGAACCAGTACACCCATAAAAACACAATTCGGAGGAACTTCAAACTCTACATTATGAACGCCCTCTTGCAAGTCAAGGAATAAAGGAATCCTCTTCAATATATTGTCTTCACCATCAAAACGGATAACACTATCATATACAGTAGATGAACCCTTGGTGATTGTTATATCTCCATTCAAGTCATTACTGGTGTCATAATCCTTATTATTCCATAATCGACTGTTCTGCTCATAAATGAAATCAATACGATATTCACCATTCTCCTTAACATTATAAGAGAACTCCAATACCATATCATTCTGTTTATCAGTTGATTTATAAACAGTCCAAGCACGATAAGAAGATTTAGTGTAATTAGACCCTTTCAATTTATTCTCTTCACAGAGATAATATTGAGTATGTTTAGGATCAAAGGAAAATATCTCCAATCCGCAAAATTCATCATATGGTCTAATGACACTTCTTCGATGACTTGAAAAATCCCTTGTTATATGTTTACTAGTCATTTATCTTAATACATCTATTGTCTGTTCTGTTTGATTCATACACTCCAAGAATACAGCAACATGGTCATCGTGTTCATCCTCATCAATAAAATGAGGAGCAAGGATAGTGCATTCGCATTTATCCAGTTTATCCGTGTGGAATCCATCCTTATTCGGTCTGATTACTTGCAAATAATTATCCTCATTGTCATAGAGATTAGCATAAGTATTGGTTGGAAGACCTACTAAATGTGATGGTTGGAGTTCTGATGGTTCGTGATAGTCTTCATGGTCATGACCAATCTCAAACATCAATTCGGAGAAATATAATGGGTTCTCACTATCAACACCTAATGTGATGATTTCCAATTGACTGTACACGGCTTCATCAACAAGCCTCTTATCCACATCGAATGGATATACAAAATCATTACCATCCAAACTGTATGCTGTGCCTACAACACAACGGTCACTAGTGAATGCTACTGTATTATCATTCCTATCCCTTTCATCTTCCACCACAACAATCTGATTATCGTTTAGATAGATTTCCTTTCCATTTATGTTGAATAAGTGTAGCATAAAATAGATTACTGATGGTCTGCGACTGCGAAGATAATTTATACTGAATGTCAGTTCGGTTGTGTTGAATAATTTGTTTTGTAATGGTAAGAGTATTCTATATTGTTTCATCTGTTCAGATTCTCCATAAACCAACTTGGATTAACTGCTTTTGGCGTATTAGTACACCATACACAACTTAACGGCTTACCATTATCAGATATGACACAAGCAACATCTCTGATGAATTTACTCCCATCGTTCTTTGTAATCCTTAACTTGACATGACCACCTTTACTGCATTGAACATGAAGACATTCAACTTTCTTGTATTTCCCAAGTTCAATCAATTGTTTGATAATGTTCATTGCCATTTGACAACTGTCAGTACAGTTAATTCCTTTTCCTTTCTTCAAACGGTCAATACATTGTTTATTGCTGTATGTGTCATCATAGTAATATGAATATCCTCTATCCTTGATTTTTGATAGGAATCCATCTACTGTGTTGTCAAATTTGCCAAAAACCTTAACAAAGTAATTGTAGACTTCATTCTTTGTTTCGACTGGTTTAACAAACACTTTCTTGTTTATGATGACTTCATCCTGAAACTTACCATTCTTATCATACTTGATGATGATTTTAGCGAACACATAAGTCCATAATCGTGGAGAAACCTTTTTACCAGCATATTTAAGATAATTAGGTAATCTTCCTTTCTTCTCCACAAACTCCACCAGTTCTCTTGCAAGTTTCTTATATTCAACCCTTGTTGCTTGTCTTGAAATATGCTCAAGAACTGGTTTAGGATTATCACCGAAATTAATCTTCTTAATATCCTTTTTAGGATTAAGAATGGATTTGGCAAAGTAATAACTCCATTTGTCAGTTATACCAAGTTTGTATTCGGATTTAACATTCTTCTGACATTCCTTTGCCTTATTTAGTATTGTTTTATAACTGTAATTGCTCATATTAACCACCATTTGAAGTTATTAAATATTATATTGGATGACCTAGTTACTCCCAGATAGTTTATACATATCTCATCGCCTTTAAAAGTAAGTGTATCCCTCAACTCACCATCACAATAAACTTTAACAAGATTATTTGTTTTTTCTAACCTAATTCTAACTCCTGCTGAACAATAAAGTGGTTTTTGGATTATTTCATCAGTAATAGAATTATGCAGACCTACTCTCACAATGTGATAATCAGTATCTGATGCAAGATACACCAAATCAAACTCACAAATAAAATTAGTTTCAGGGGTTACACTTCCATCTACAATTAAAATTTGACCCATACCATGATTCTGATAATCCTCTCCATAAGGATAACTTGTAATTATTTTATAACCATTAGTTACTTTAGTAAAAGAACCATATTGAGTAGATACTTTTATATTACTATCAGAACTATTCACATTACCATACTGTATTAAATCATGTATAGTAGTAGTAGCAGTAATCTCCTCATCAAATGTAGCAGTAATTGTCTTATCACCCATACTTGTACCAGTATAATATGTTTTAGCATTACCATCACTATTTAATGTAACTGTTGAAGGAGTACAATCTGACACATTCACTTCTAATCCTTCTAATGATACATCTTCCAATCCCTCATAATCACTTGCAGTAGCATTGACAGTTAATACTACTGACTTACCAAGAGCAACAAAATCACTTCTTGGTGTAATAGTATATGATGTGAAGTATGGCACTTTAGGACTGAATTGTTCTGATTGATCCCCATATTCACTAACCAATTGTAGTGGAGGTATTGGAGGCATAGTTTGGTCAGTATTGGTTAATGTAACCTTACCATCCTCATCAGTATAACCAGTTAAAGTGGTTGCAGAATTATTTAAATTACAATTTATCTCAACATCATCAATAGGATTATCAAAGTAATCGGTAACAGTACCAGTTACACTACCTCTACCATAACTCCATAACTTATCATATTCAATATCAATGATATATCCTTTACTGACTTGTATTGTATTCTCAACGGCATAATGGTTACTGTTACCATCGAATACTGCTCTTATATTATGCAATGCACTACCAGTAATATTAGGTGATTGTGTTGCACCATCACTATTTGTTGTTGTAGTTCCCAGTAATGTTGAACCATCATACCATTTGATAGTTTCTTCTACAATAGGTGTATCCTCAATATCTGTAAGAGTAGCATTTATACTTGTTGTTTCAGTTAAGTTATATGTTGTACTATGACCATCTAAATCAAATGTGATTTTCGCTTCAAAGTTAGTAGGCATCGGCAGATTGTAATTGAAATGTTTGGACTCTGATTTCAGACATTGTTTATTACCAACGAATTTAGCATAGAAATGATTGTCTGTATCATAATCGAGGATTAATCCACTTTCCAAATCATCATCTGAACCCCATCTGACTACTTTATTGACATCATCCCATTCTAATGTATCATCATCTGCAATGACACTTTCAGACATTTCCTCTGCCCATGGGATGACTTTGACCACTTCATCGTTACGATAGATTTCAACACCTGCTGTATCACCCTCCATACGATAAACTGCAACTTCTAATCCAAGGTGATAGTGAGTTAATGTTCTATCACCCTCAAATTCTATTACATTAAGTATAGTGTCGGTGGTCTTCGCATAGGCTTCTTCTCCTTTCAGTACGAAGACCTTTCGGTTGATGGTTTGGTCATATGTTGTTGTTAATTGCACCATTAGTTCTTTTTCACCATTTCCCTAACATTCAACTTGCATGATTTATAGTTTTTGTTTCCATTAAACACGCACTTGTACTTGACCTTACCAGTTTTATTAACCTTTACTTTAATTATTCCACCACTACTGGTTTTCTTGGTCTTCTTGTCACCATCAATATAGATGATTGCATTCTTTCCTCCAATTGGATGCTGATTATTCTTATCAACATAATGTTCCAATTTCACAGAGAAATTGTTACCCTTTTTCTTCGCTAAAGACTGAAGGACAAACCTTGGAGTAGCCTTATTCACCTTGACATTCTGCCAAATTTGTTTCTTAATCTTACCATTAACCCAATACCTAGCACCAAGCTTATAAGAACCGACATTACTGCCACTTCTTGTATTCCTAACAGTAACTCTACCATTAGCATCAGTTGTCTGTGTATTAATCACATTAAAATCAACAACTTGAATCTCAACACCACTAACTGGCTGACCACCACGAGTCAAAGTATAAGTGATTTTCTGATTATCCCTATACTTGAATGACTTCGGACAGTTCATAGTCAGGACATACTCACCACTTAACTGATTAGAACCACCATTATCACCAGTATCACCACCAACTGGAACATCAGCTTCAGGATCATCAACTACTTGTATAGTCAATTCATTACTTACTGAATAACTTGTATTATCATCACCAACATAAACTGCCATAACGGAGTAACTGCCGATTTTCTCAAAAGTATAAGTGAATGTTCCATCAACCGTACTGCCTAATTCATCACCATCAATCAAATAATGCACTTTACTGCCACTAGGTTGTCCTGTAACTGTAAAAGTAACTGATTGATTATCATAGACATCACCACTAGGTTTAGATAATTCAATATTAACTGTGGATGATGGATGAACATTCTTTTCACTAACACTCATACAAGACTTATCCAATTTCTTGGTAACGCATTCAGGTAAGAGATTATCAGTATTCATCAAGTTGAATATTGTTGGATAATCTGATTGCTCATAATCATCCACTTTCTGACCCCAAACCTTATAATATCGACTATCCAATCCAATATCCTCTGTAGGATGTTTGAATATCACATATGGATGACCACGATACATTATGATGGTTGTATCACTTGCTTGAAGTTCAATACGGTCATCGCTGATACTGTTAATGTTCACATCATCAAACTTGTTCAAATGAAGATAATACAAGGTAACATATTCTTTTAAATCCTCATTCCATTTACGGAGGAACATATTACCAGTTAAACGATTAATACCTAATGACACCAATCCATTCTCAAGATAAACTGTGTTATATCCATAACCTAAATTAAATATGGATATGTAACTTCCATCATCGGATTCGGCACGAAGGTCTACACCATTATGATATTGATAATATGGGTCTATCAAGTAACTGAACTCTTCTGAATCATCTTGCAAGTAATAGATAACTCCCTCTTCACCATTCCTAGTGAATGCAGTCTTCTTATTGGCAACTGGGAAAGGACTAACATACAATCCACTATAAAGACTACTGTATCTGTTATCCAATACATTATCTTGCACGATAAGGTCAAGGAATGCAGTAATGGAACTGGATTCCCCATCAGTATTCTTATTCAACCATTCCAGTTCAAAGGTATAATTAGCATCCTCCAATTCAATATTATCAGATGTTAATTCCTTACCACTATATCCCATATCCTCAACAACAAGTACATTACCGTTGAGTCTGAATGATACAGTTGAACCATAATAGTTCAATGATGGGTCATCCTCATCATTCGCTTCCACATCAACATTCAAGTTGATTTCACGATTAATAACCTCAACGAAATCTCCTTTATCCCTTTTCCTACCAATAACCTGACAAGACAAGGTGGAAATATAAGAACCATCAACCAATGATGGAGTTGATTCAAAATTAGTGAAATCAAAATCAAAATACTCATATTCAAATACAGAGTTACCAGTATCATCTATGAGTCTGATAATCCTTGATATACTGTTCTCTTTAAATTCATCAAGCATAGATGAACTCCAAGCAACAGTAATCTGATTATTCTTCGATAACTGTTCTCTTGATTTGATGTTGAGATGTTGCCCACTACTTAATTCAAATGTGTTTCTTTGATTATCAGCAGGTGTATAATCCTCTGCAATCTGTAATGGTTCACCAACAACTGGTGTTAATACTGTAACACCTATTCCATCAAGATAAGTTAATATATCATATCCAGTATAGGTTACAACTTCTTCAGTATCCTCATCGATTGTAGTATAGGATGTGGAAACAGCATTCCAAATGACTGTATTATCATCCTTATCAAGCAAGTATTCATATTCAATATCTTCCTCCAAATACTCATATGTACCATCAGTATCCACAAGGAAGAAATCATTATTCTGATTCTCCGAAATAGCATCACCAGAATCATTGATTGTTGATAATAAGGATGGAATAGTATAATTACTGAAAGTCTTACTGCCTTTATTAATCTTAAAACGAGTGTTAAGGTTGTGAGTCAAGTATTTAACATCAATACTGCACTTATACCAGTTAGGATTAGTTAAGGTTGTTGTAATGCCATAAATCTCTGCCCAACCGCGATGGTTAAGACTATCCCCCTCAAAGCAACGATGATTAGCATTAATAGGAATAGGCTTATCCATATCAATCAAACCTTGCAAGGTAGTGACTTGTTTCGGATGAACCCTAACATTCAAATCAATATCCTCATCACTAGCCAACTCCTTACCCATATATCTTTTATTCTTATAATGATTATCCAATAATTTATCCTTATAAGTAGATTTAGGGTCAAAATGAAGATGCTCCAATGGAACACAACCAATATAATCAATCTGCTCCCATAAATACATATGAATATTAGGCTTATTCACAATCATAGATGCATCCCCATCCTTGACTTTACAAGGCAATACAAATGCACCAGTTTCAAGATTAGATGCTATACGATGATTAATGAAATTAACCCTTTCAGCAACCAACCTATCATGAATACCATAATTAGAATTACTGGAATCCTCAATATCATTAACAGTTGAACCTATATGATAAACATACGGTGGATTGACTGTATAATTGCAAGTGTTAGGTATATCAGAGTCATCATTCATACCACTTAAGACTTGCTCACCCTCACTATGAGGTCGCATACATAATGTAGCACCCCAATCAAACTCCACATCTTCAGGTACAACTAACTTGAAACCAATCCTACGATTAGCAGGAACAGTATAAGTACCATCAGGATTTTCAATGATATACTGACTGGCAATTATCTCATCAAATGAAACACCATCACTACAAAACTGCGGATCAAGATTGAAATCCAACAACAACCATTCACAAGTGTTCTGCACATAATAAATCAAGGATGTGTCATCAGACTGTGAATGACTGTTAATATTGAAACAAGTACGATGCCTTTTATGAGGAATATTAGCCGTACTGATTGTTGTATCATCATATCCACTCACCCTGCTACGAATGGCATGATAATAATGTATGCAATCAGATATATCAATTCCCCAATTCAGAGGAACTTCAGTAATATCCTTTAAAGTGATTTCTTGGTCATCAACCGTATAATCCTTATACTTGACAGTCAATTTAGACTCTGTTTTAGGTGATGCATTGACAGTCCAAGTATTGTTTGATGAATTGAATGTTCCACGATTGCAAGTGACATCAACTAACTCTGTACCCCAAGGCACTTCCAATTTATAGGTTTTATTCTTACCAACCGATATATTAGTGGTGTTTTTCAATAAGAAGTTAGTATATACTGTTTTACCAGTAGGAACTTTATGTCTGTTAGATGATGTAGTGTTATGTGAATCCTTGATTGTTAAATCAGCCATTTCATATTCGATTTCACACCAAACCCATTTTAGACTGACTTCACAAGCTTCAACCTTACTGGCAGAGAAATCCATATCAATACCGAAATAACTGTTATTGATGTCTTTTGGAGTATATCCTCCAACCTCAATAATATGACTATCCATTGTATATTCTTCAGTATATAATGAGGTGGATAATTTTTTATTAGAATCAATCCAAAAGATACCATTTCTCCATTCTTTATTGCCACCAATAGTTCTACCGACAACATTGGCTTTTTTATCCTTAACATAGAAACCTACGGATGGGAATGTTGCACCAGTCTTATTCTTACTGGCTTTCATACGAACACCGAAATTGATTTTAGTCAATTTAGCATTCAATGGAATATCGAATCTGAAATCAACTGCAGTAAGCTTATATGGATAATTGTAGGTTACGGTAGTTTTCTTCTTACCATTTTTATCCTTTGTAGTGGTGGTCTTTTTGGTGTATTCACTAGTTGCTAGTTTATCTGTATGACCAATAGCATTCTCACAATGCTCCCATTTGTTTCTTTTGGCTAAATTAGGATTTACTTGCTCATTAACTTCCTTTGCATAATGTTTAGAAGTGAAATACTCTGACATTTAACCTCCATATCTTATTGACCAAACCATCCCATCGCAAGGCAAAATGACTTCACCATCAATTGGGAAACTATGACTGTTAATCGCATAAGCAAGTACATAACCTGAACCCTCAACCATATTCACAAGGAAAACTGCTTTCAAGTTCTCATTAGTATCACCAAGGTCATATACAACAGTAGAATCCACAATACTCATACTCCTTTCACCATTGATACCTTTAATCCATTGCAAGGCACAATATCCATCATTAACTCCAAGAGTATTGATTATTGTAACATCACTATTTAATGTACCATCTTCATCCAAGCAGTCCTCAATGTTATTAGGACAATCAGACACCAGTATCATCTTGTAATTCTTTGTAGTGCCATCCATATCCATTACATCGAATTTCCCATCACGATTCATATCATCAAGGAAAGTATCGACTCTTGTAAATTCAAAAATATAATCGCTCATTGATTAAACCTACTAATATCCCAAAATATCACATCATCATCCAATACAACTTGATTAGTCACACTAAACGGATTCGTATTGATACTGTAACCCATAACATAATTTGTGGACTTATTAATCAACAGTATAGCCTTCAAAGGCATATTAACATCACCAATATTGAATGTTACATCATCGTGGAGTTCTATGGTCGCTTCACCATCTCCACGATTATACCAGTCCAATCCACAATCCATACGATGTATTCCCTCAACCGCAGTTGTATCAAGGAATCCATCAGCAGTCAGGTATTCATCAATATTATCAGCACCGTATTCGATGAGTACCAATTCAAAACAAGCATCTTCAATCACATTATCATAAGTATATGAGTCAGTATCTTCATCATAGCCATTAACTTGCCACATTTCATCAATGAAGAATGCTATGTTGAAATAATCAAAAAAAGTATCCACACGAGTGAAATCAAACAAATAAGATTGCTCTGCCATTTAATCCTCCTTAAAAAAACATTAAAAACATATAAAACATAAAAAAAATTTATGTTCCTTATGAAAAAAATTTAAAAAAAATTTAGATAGCGACTGTGAACGGATCATTCAAATGCTTTTGCATTCCTTTATCCACACCATCTTCGATTCGCTTATCTAAATCATCAACACCATAAATTACTGAATTACTCATATCAACAGTAACATTAACAGTCTTATTATCTTGTGTTTGCCCATTCCTACGAACATAAGACCTAGTTGGAACACCTGCACCACTTAAAGGACTCCAAGAACCACTATTCTGGAAATGAGTAGTATCCATTTTCTTACCATTAATAATAGCAAAGAAATGACCAGTACCATCCTTTAAATTCATATGTTGCTTACTACCACTAAAACCAAAGAGATTAGCCAAAGCTATTAAAGCATCAGCACCATCACTACAGTTCATAGCACCACTCAACAAGGCAGAAACCCAATTACCTTTCCAATCAGAATCCATATAGAACTTATAAGGAATAGCAGAAAAGATAGCAGTAGCAACACTCATAAACTCACTCCAAGTAAATCCTTTAGCCTCACCACTCCAAAATCTCCTAACTGGGAAACCATCACCTAAAGTAACACCATTCAAAGATGGAGATTTAGCATTCCAAGACTTACCCTCTTTAAAAATAGTATCCTTATGAGCCTTTGCGAAATCCCAACCACCAAAACCACTACCATCGAATAATGATAAGAAATTACCAAGATTAACAGTCTTATCACCACCCAACATATTAACAAGTTCCTTTAATGACACTTGCTGTTGAGGTTTTATATATGGATTAACTCCAGCACCATGCTTACCAGTAACAGTCCTAGTAACTGGAGCAAACAATCTCCTAGCAGTCCTAGGTTTAGGCTGACTACTATAACTCCTAGTACCACTACCACTAAACCACTCTGATGGATTAGTCAGTTTATGGTAGAAACCACCAATGGTATCCTTAACCTTATCAAACTTCTCCTTAACACCATCCATAATCCTCTTCGCAGAATCAAGAATACTATCCCTCATATGCTTAAAAGCATCCGTGACCTTATTAATAGCACCAGTAACACCATCCTTCAATCCATTAATCTGATTAGTAGCACTAGTCTTAATATTAGTGAATGTAGTAGTCACATTAGTCAAAATACCTTGAATATGACCCCAAATCATAGATTTAAGATTACTGAACACTCCACTAACACTAGTAGCAATAGAAGATGCAGTAGTGAAGATAATATTCAAATTAGAAGTGAAACTGGTAACAATACCATCAATATTGAATATGCTACCAAGCCAAGCACCAATATCAAAACCACCCTCACCACCAATAGGTATTAAAGAAGTAATTAAACCAAGAATATCAATATTAGGTAATGAAATACCAAGAGTACCTAATGGATCAGCATTAAAATTAGTAATCCATGTTTGAATGTCAAAACCAAGAATAGCAGATATATCTTCCATAAAAGATGGGTGGTCAGATGAACCATCAGATGCACTTGCAGGAGCAGGTAAGATAGCGTCCATTATAGAACCAAAGAAATCAAAACCACTTAAATCAATGCCTATTGCACCTAATGGGTCTTCAAAGAAATCGCCAAGCATTTTCCAAAATTTATCATAAATAAACTTTGGGTCATAGTCTGTGAATGCACGAATAAAAGAATCAGAAATTAATCTTAAAAGATTATTAGCAGAATCATTGAAGAATTGATTCAAACCTTCCCAACCTTTACCACCATACTGCTCTTTAATATTATTCTCTTCAAATACCCAATTCCAAAAATCACCAAACAATGGTAATTTAGAAACACCATGAGCAAAACCTTGAACAAGACCTTGAAAAGCACTAACCCAACCAGTAGTATCCCAATTAATAGTAAATTCAGTTATAGCATGAGTTATTTGACCATACTGCTCTTCTAACCAACCCATTACAACATCAGTTAAACTGGAAGCATTCTCTCTTTTCTCCTTACCTGATTTAATCCAATCATCTGCTTCAATCAAAGGTTTAATCCTAACCTCAATCTCTTCAGGACTGAATCCTGCTTGTTGCAATTTTTTACTATTTAATGCAACTGCATTAGCAGTATTCCTATTCTGATAAGCAAGATTTTGTAATGTTCTCTGTAATTGTTCAGCACCATCATTCGCTTCACGAAGATAATCAGAAGATAAAACACGAGCATCTTCAGATGAAATACCAACATCAATTAAAGCACTATTAATCTGTCTTTCCAATTCTAACTGAGATCTTAATTTACCATCATCAAAGTTTTCTTGACTCTTCTGTGCAATATTAACCGCTTCTTGGGATTCCTTAACCTTCTTTTTAGCATCAGCAATATCAGTATCTAATTCCTTGATTGCTTTACCAACATTAAGATACTCTTGAGAACCTTTAACATAGTTATCTTGTGTTTTCTTTAACTCTTTCTGCCTATCCTTTAATGATTTAACAGATTCTTTCGCTTCATTAACTATGTCATCGCCTTTATTAACAAGATTGTAGAACTTCTCCATCTTCTTGGTGGCTTCCATTGTTTTAACTGCAAGAACACCAACAGCAACTGCAAAAGCACCAACAATCGCTAACGGCAATCCAAAAGATAATCCTAATAATCCAATCTGCTCTCCTAATCCCATTGCTTTAAGTCTTGCCAAATCCATTTGAGTGGTGGATTTTAACAAAGCAATTCTAAATCCATTTTCTTTAAGGATTGCCATATCTAATCCAAGCAATGAACCAAATATCGCTTTTGTTTTACCAATAGTTGCAACTTCTTCAGCCTCCAATCCAGTAATTGTTGCAACAATACTATCTCCCAATTTAGTTTCAGCAAGAGTTTCGGCTTCAATGCCTAAAATAGTTGCACCGATAGTTTTAGTTAATCCCATTTGTGCAACTTGCAATAATCCTGCACCAGTACGAGCATGAATTAAAGCAAGAGAAAAACCACTAATAGCAGTAGCCAATCCACCCCATTGTACGATAGATTGCCCAATTCCCTCACTAGTAATCCAATCAGTAATACTCTCAATTACTTTACCAAATGGTTCAGCAACACTCATAAATGAATTAAATACATTTAAAATTGCAGGTTGTACTTTTTCAACCATATCTGCAGACCATTCACCGAAACGGTTCTGCAAGATTAATACTGCATCATTTAATGAATTAGCCTTTGCTACAAAGACATCCCAATTACGAGCCTTACCTACTTTATCTAATGCTTTTAATAAACCCATTACATCGGATTTATCACCTGACCAACCTGCCTCTTTTAATTGGTCACCTTTAACACCAGTTTCCCTTGAAAGCCTCTGAAACTCACCTTGAAGAATATCCTTAACAGCTAAACTAGCTTCATTAACATTCCTACCTGCTCTCAAGTATTCACTTGTAATCATACTAACAACTGGCATTGCTTTTTTCATTTCCTTTGTTGTCAGTTCAAATTCAACACCTATACTGGAAATGGTTTCTCCAAGACTATATTTATTTAATCTTGGAAATTTGGCAATAGTTTCATCCAATGCACTATTAAAATCATTAATCTGACTTCTACCAAATCCAAGCATTTGGAAATAACCATTCATCTCGGATTTAGCATTAACAGTTTCCCTTGTAGCAGTAATCAAGTTATGAGCAAAATTATAAACCATCATTGAAGCGACCATTGAACCAATCATCTTCAATGAAGACATTGCTTTAGATAATCCACGAGTAGCAGTTGCTTGTCTATTCATAGATTGGGAGTTCTTATCATTAGCAACAGTATTCTTCTCAGTAGATGCTGAAGCCTGATTAGTAGCACTTGCAACTTGTTGTCTTAAACCACGAAGCCTCTCATCAGAAGCCACAACCCTATCCAAAGAAGCCTGATTCTCATTTAACCTCGCAGAATACTGACTACCTGCAGAATTAAATTGTTGCACACCCAATGCTAACGCTCTAAACTCTCTTTGGAGTATTCTTAAATTTTCTGCTTGTCTTTGACCATCCAAATAAGCTTGTCTTTCAATATTACCCCAATCAATCAAAGACATCTTCGCAGGATTAACCGCAGAAGATAAACCAGTAAAAGTTGCTTTTAACTGCTCAGTAGCAGTTTTAGCCCCAGTTTCACCTGCCTTTAAAGAATTAAAACTAGAAACAACACCATTAACCTTAACCTCAACACCATTCAAAGTATCTCTAAAAGCCTTGAACATATTATTAATAGTATTCATAGATGTAGCAACATCCAATTCATTGGATGATAATATCTTCAAAGCATTTGCTAACTTATTAACAGATGAGGCATAAGATGAAAACTGACTTAAAGATTTAGCATCAGCACTAAACTTACTAACTCCCTTGGATGCACCTAACAAAGTAGTTTCAAGCATTTCCAAAGCATTACGGAGCAATTCAGTATCCTTACTCATAGGAGCAATAGTTTTACTAAAAGCAGTTTTAAACTTATCCACCGCTTCAAGAGATTTACCTAAACCCTCATTAAAAGAAGTAGCATTAAGAGTTAATACTGCTGTAATATTACCTGCTGTTGCCATAAACTCTAATAACCTCCTTTAAATGTACCAAATAAACTCATATAATCAGTTTGAATAATACTATAAGCCATACTCTTCGATGCTTTCACTCCTTCATACAAATAAAATGCTTGACCTCTTTTTGGGTGATTCAACAAATGATTATGCTGATACTCTGCATAATGAAAACCACTCTTGGGATCTTCTGCATCATAAATAACATCAACAACAACCATATCAGAATTGTTCTCACGAACTTCCCAATGAAATGACTCTTCTAACCTACCAGTATCTAACGGCACTCTCCAATTAGTATTGGCATGGATGAGTTCAGCAACATCTATCATTGTCAAGACCATAGTTTCAAACCTTGAACGAGCAGTTAATACCCATTCCTGAAACTCATCATCAATAACTCGACCACTAATCATTCTACTGTCATCTCATCCATTAAATCATTCATCTCTTCGCTATTTCCTTCAGGTCTTTCCTCATACTTATTATTCTGCTTATCATACTCCTTCTGTTCCTCTTCGATAATCTTCCGTTCCATATCTAAGAGTTTAGCCGTAGTCCAAGTGTCCAATCTCCAATAATCATCAACACTTAAACCTAATCCTTTAACTCGGCGAACCAGTAAGAAGTATTCCTCCAACATCGCTTCTTCAATAATCCATGAGAAAGGAATGTCTGATACATCTTCTTTATCCTCATCAGTATCATTTGAGTTCGAGGAGTTACTCTCCTCACCTATCGAAAAGAATCTTGAACTATTTTAGCATATTGCTTATCCATATCTTTCTGACTGCAACCAGTGGTGGATAAACGATACAATTCACCAAGTCTTGGAGCTATTGTCAAGTCAGTTGAATCAGCATCATCAATCTCTGATGCATCAAAGTCCTTAAAGACTTTACTTGCAAATTCACCATAACAAGCCCTTAAATCCTTATCTAATTGCTCATAAAACTCCCTATCATCTTTCTCGGCTTCATCATTCTCAATTCTTAACTGATGAATCTTCTTTTGTAAGGATAGTTTCTGTTTGGTTAATTCAATGCATTCACGGATTTCATCATCAGAAGCATCTTCGAGTTTCTCTAATAATTCAATATGCTTGTCAATAGATTCTTTTTCATCTTCCAATTCAGTTAATTTGAACTGGAAATCCCTTGTTCTTTCTGCTAATGGCTCTAATTTAACTTGTATGTCTTCTATGGTCTTCTGATAATCCTTTAAAGTATTATTTGGGCATCTTTGGAATTTTCTCTTCTGACCACAAAATTCGACACTTTGATTCATTTTCAATACCATTTTCGCTTACCTCAAAAAAAATAATTATTGGTAGGAGCAGGAATTGAACCTGCTATGCCTTGTCGGATTTCACCACCTACCATATTGACTGTTACTGGAATCGAACCAGTTTAAAACTGTTTTGCAGACAGTCACCTATCCAATCGGTCAAACAGTCCATAAAATGGGGAGTATAGGATTTGAACCTATGATGAATGGGTCTGGAGTCCATCGCATTTCCTGACTTTGCTAACTCCCCTAAAAAAAATTTAAAAAAAAAGTTCACCAATTAAGGTGAACTATATCCTAATACACCAGTATGACTATCTCCTGCTGTATTATCAATATGCAAGTCTTTCAAATCGGTTTGAATAACTGTTTCGATGAATGAATCAACTCCATTCTCTTCAATATTACCAGTTAATTCGATTTGTTTTGCATCAGTACCTGATTGCTCGGATAAAGCACTTGTAACAACTACTTGTGGGATTTTGATAATGGTCTGATATTTATAATTAGTTTCACCAATTACACCATTTTCCATTACAATCCAAATAGTTTTCAAATCGTTTTCAGTAGTGACTTCAGTTGAATTACTTGCTCCACCTTGGAACTCATACTCTAAATGTTTAGTAGCACTAGTCCATGGCACAGTAATGTTCACTTCACCTTCACGATTACCCAGTACCTTGGTTGATTCTCCGAACTCATCTCCACTACAAGGAACTGATTCAAGGTTGTTATTCACATTAAATGACCATTCCAAATAACAAGGATATTCATATTGACTAATGTCACTTATAGATTCATAATCTCCTTGTGGAGCAATATAAATCCTCACATCAGCAGATTTTGGGAATGTAGTTTTAGTTGGGAAAACCCTTGCAGGATTATTCTGATGGAATTTAGGATAATTTGTACTGAAAGTAGCAGTATAAGTCGGAGCTTCCTCATTAGAACCACTAACCTCAAATTCACCTAAAAGAGCGTCCTCATACTTGTAAGCATCATCTTGGGTTTTAGCAAAACCATTATACAATGTAGCAAAATATGGGTCTTGAGGAGCATCAGTATTCACCTTAAATGTATAAGCAAACACACCCTCAGCAACAGTTTCCTTACGGATAGCATGACTGCCCTGACCATCATCAGAACCTAATAAGAGCAACCATAAGTCCTCCCATCCTTCTGTATACCTACATTTATCAGTAAAAGATGGATTTGCAGTCGCAGAGGTACGATAACTAGACATTTTAGTTGTAGCAGTACCCATATGACCTTCATCATCTTCCATATTAATTTCTCTTTCATGGTTAAACTCTGAACCACGAACGAGAACCATTGGAGATGCCTCTTCCTGAAGGTTCAATCCACGAATACCTAATCCCCAGTAATGATAAGATAAATTTGGAGCAACTTCACGAACCATAATCTATTTTTTCTCCTTTTTAGCCTTTTTAGAACCTTTATTATCATCAATCTTCACGAAGAGTCCACTAACCTCTAAAGAAGTAATGACTCTATCCAAATCATCAGGAACATCAATCTCCTGACCATTCTTCAATAACTTGTCCTTTGGCACAAGCTTATAAGCCAATAATTCAATACAAAAGCAGTCATCTCTTCCAATGTACTTAAACTTCATATCTTATACCTTATATCAAATGAAACTCTCAAAATGTTTGAGAAAAAAATCATATTGAACTGATTCGCCTCCTTACGAGAATTGAACATTAAAGCACCAATTCCTCTTGAACCAGTTTCATTAATCTCATAAAAATTAGCAATAGTACCAGTCATCTTCGATACTGTAATCAATCGAGATAACTGTTCCTCATAATCATATAATTCGGATTGTAATAATCTCTTATCCAATGTTTCGGTGTGTAATCGAATCTCCATATGTCTGACAACTTCTATGCCATCAACACAGTATTCGATGACTTCTCGCTTACCAACCTTAAATGATACGGCAGGAAGACTGACATTCGGATTCATCTCCGAATCATCAAAATAAACATCAATATCCTTAAAATCCTCTGACTCCTGAATACAATCCCTTAAATCAATGAGTATATCTTCAAATACTGACACGAGTTCACCACCTCACATTACGATGAGTAACAAGGTCAGGTACAACGAATAACACTTCATCATCTGCTATACCGTTGGCTTTCTTATACAAATCAATAGCATCATCAACAATAGCAAAGAGCCACTTTCCATAGGATTTAGCATTTTTCTGCTCATCATTCATAACCCTTGCCTCATACTCCCACACAGACATCCAAGCATAACCAGCCGAAGCCGTATAAACATGGTCTGCCAATTCTGTTGGAACAGTTTCCATATGAAGCCTAGATAAGACATAATACTCACCATTCTCATAGAACTCATCCAACTGTTCCAATGTGAACGGTGCATTATTATCCCTGAAACAAATCTCATGAATCTTAAACTTACTGTTATCAGGTGTAATTAACTCAATAGATTTAATATTAGTCAGATTCCTTGAAGCCTCACTCATAGTCTGTGACTTACGGATTTTGAAAACAAGTTTAACTGGTTTATTCACAGAGATGCCATCGTGAGGTTCAGCATCCAATATCATAACTGGATCATATCCTTGAACATACTCGGAGATGTTCAAATGTATATCATCACTAGTGAAATCATCAGATGACTCTAATAACACTTCAACATAATCCAATCCGCTAAATTGTTGTCTGTTAGTTTCAAATAAGAAAGAATTACCCTCAAAGATGACTGGATTATCATCTTCATCATAAAAATACTCCTCAACTGGATAAATCCTATCAACAGACTCAACTTTAAGGAAATGAAGTATTTTATAGTATTCTTTCGTTTTAAGCATTCTTATATATCCTCTAATGCAATAAATTTAAAATTATCATTTTCATCGGCAATGATTAGATAACTACCTTCCTCATTGTGAACGATACCTATATTGTTGAATTTCTTGCCGAATGCTTTCTTTAACGCAGTTTTGGTCAATTTAACATCTTTCTTGACAACTGGTACTGCATCTGCACCATCTACGATTTGTCTTTCTAAATCTTTTAATTGGTCATAAAGATTTTGAGGTTGAGGGAATTTCCCTCTAAACAACTCATTAATCTTATATTTCATCAAATCACCCTATTGAGTAGTTACTCTTGAGGTTCTGCAGTATTCATCTGTATGTAAAACATACTTACAATTTCATCAACTTCAATTGATTTGGAAGTCTGTTCATAACCATCTGCAGTTACTACAACAGTATGTTCTCCTAAAGGCACAGATATATTAACCGTACCACCATCATCAGTAATTCCTTTCATTGAAGAATCATTGTCAATAATAACCTCTGCATTTTGAATGGTCTGTGCAGTTGATTTACTTGTAACAAGAATCTCAATGTTTTTTGTAGGAGTTGGTGGAGTAGGTTCATCTGCCTCATAGATGACACCACCATCAACAGTAATGGACTTAACTACCTTTTCTCCAATAGTGATTGATTTGGCATTGTCAAAAATACCCATTTGACAACACCACCTTAAAGATTACTTGGAGTCTGTGCAACTACCTTAATGGTTTCAGTAGAATCATCAGTATAAGTAACTACAATCTCAACCAATTCTGCATCATTAATATCTTCAATAGATACACCATCAGGGTCTACACCTTGCTCAAGAGCAGTAATCCTATCCTCATGCTTTTGCAAAAGGCGAAGTAATTGCTCCTTAACAATAACTCCTTTCTCTAAAATCTTTAATTTAATACTCATAATATCCTCCTAAAAAAAGAATATTTAAGAGGACTTAAATGCCCTCTTGGAATAATACCGCACGAGGTTCGAGAACTGCAAATCCAAACTCTACATACATTTGAATCTTCAATCCTCTTGGGATTTCATCATTCTGTTCAACACGATTTACATTAATAAATGAACCGAACTGGTCATTCCAAGTGTTGTCTTCAGGATGCACATTATAATACCACATAGCAGGTTTGAGATTAGCATCAATACCTAATAATCCTGAATCCAGTTCTTGAATACCTTGTAAGGACATTCCACGAACATCAGATGGGTTGAAACCATTTACACGAACAGCATCGTAATAATCTTCAGCACCCCATAAGGATTCTTTGGATACATACATATTAGTCATATTGTAATCGTATCCTTCCTGATTATTGAATCCTCTCTGTAATGCTTTCACATCATCATCAATAGCCTCATTTCCTTCAGTAGCCCAAGATTCAGGAGTGTCCTCAAGAGTTGGAGCTTCTGCATTGGAAATTAACACTTGATAAGCATATCTATTCAATGTTCTTTGCATAGTGTAACCTGCTCTTTCAAGAGTTCTCTGAACATTAGAATAGTTCTTATTATCATTAACAGCTTCTTCGGTGAACTGCATCTCGAAACCGAGTTTAGTAGTGTGACCAGACTCTTCCTGAATACCACTAATCTCAATTTGTGGTAATTGAGAGGCTTCTTCCATTTCAACTGGTTCATGGAGAATACCGTTCAGAATGTCATCTTCCGCAGTAGTACGGTCAGTTGCAAAAGCAAAATGCTTATCACCATGTAAGTCTTGCTTATTGAACATACCCAACATAGACATTGTTGGGTTCATTTTAGAATAAAGGATAAATTCAACAGATGATGGTTGAAGTAATTTATCCATTTTTTCAGTAATTAACATAACTTAATAATACCTCAAATAAAAAATAGTAACTGGAATATTTAAATTCCGTAATAACCTGCTAAAACTGGTAATTTACCACCCTTGTTTTGAGCTACACCACCCAATGCTCTTGTGACAGTATCATTAGATGCTTTATCGAATTTACCATCACCATCAAACTCAACAGAATCCAATGGAGCAATAGCAGAATTGTCATTAACAAGGTCTAAATACCTTATATCGTGACCGAAGAATTCAACAGTACCAGTTCTTGGAGAATAATTGCCCCAAGTCTTATTTTCTCTTGGTAATCTGTTCTTATCATAATCAGTCCAATCAACAGTCCATTTCATTTTTGGATTGATGATTAATTTACCAATAACAGTATCTTCAGCGGTAGCAGGTTTGACAATAATATGTCTTGCATTAGAATCCTCATGCAAAGTAACATACATTGACTTATTCATAGGAGCAGAAACAGTCCACATATCAGTAGTTCTACCCTCTGCATCAATACCATTAGCATTGTATACTAAATTGCCCTCATACAATTTAACTGCAATAGTAGGGCAATCATTTTCATAATCTCTAGCAGGAATACCTGCAGTTCTTAAAGCCATAACCTTAAATTCCTCTATTCATTAATAAAACTTGGTTCTTCACCAAAAGTATCTTTATAAAACTCAATCATCTCATCGCTTGAAACTTCATCATCATCATCAGTTGGAGTTGGATTATTACCATCCACATCCAAATTAACATCAGTAGCCTGATTAGGAGTAATTCCACGAGATTCACTAGTACCAGTCATCAATTCCTTTTGAAACTCCAACTGCTCCATACTGAATGATTCCAGTTTCTTTGCTTTCTCCTTATCATCACCGACAAGTTGATGAATCAAATCATCTCTCTTGGATGAGATCAACTTATTGTAATTAGATTCAATTTCCTTCAGATTATCATACTCATCGAGTTTAGCATCTACATCAGAATAAGAATCCTTAATCTTCTTAATCTCCTTATCTTTGTCTTTAATAGATTTTGTGAGTTGCTTATTAGTATTCTTGAGGACTCCTATTTCCTCCTGCAACTCATTATTCCTTTTAACAAGTTTCTGAATCTCTGTATCATCCATTGTATTTTTTACCTCTTTATCAGGAGTTTCTATTGAATTATACACAATATGGCTCCTTGGATTCTTACAAAACCCAATCTCAGTCATTTTAATATTGGTAGGTTCATAATACTCTCCTCTATCAATTAAATCAAAATTGAATACAGGACTAAAACCCATTCCCTTTAATTCAAGATTGTTCGGTTCATCTGCCATCAGTAATCCATCTTTAACAATGAAATTACTCATAGTAGACAATACTTCATCAGTATGCTCCTTCGTAACATCAATAGAAGATGTACGGGAAGCCACATCAATTAAATTTTGAACATTATAACGAACTGGCTTATCAATTTTACTATCCTCGTAATTGTATTCACCAGTATTAAATATTGTAATCAATCATATCACCCCAAACGGCTCTCTTCACTAGTATCAGGAGTATAAGCATCGATTCCATCCCTATACTCTCCACGAGCCAACATCAAATAATAATCATCAGAATAAGTATAATCAACTGGTTCGAGTTCACATCTTCCTCGCGGGTGATCAAGTGGCATTTCACTCAATGTTCTTGGAGGCAAGGACTCCTGAACTCTACACCAACCACAAACCTTGTCATCATTCGCAGTAAGCCAATAATACAACTTATCAGACCCATAAACGAAATCATAGACATTTCTCTTGGATTTCTCCTTACTATACAAGAGATTATTACCAACCGCATCGACAACCTTCTGAACAGCTCGTTTAAAATTAGGCAATATGCTGAAATCAGAATTGGACAAATTATCCATGAAGAATAATCCCTTCTGCTTTAACTCACCCTTCAACTGATTACATAAAGTATTAATAGACTCCCTCACCACATCATACATTGATGTATCCTGCTCCACATACTTATCAGGAATATTATACTTACTCATAATCTCATCAAAGAACTTATAAGTACAATCATCAATCTTCGATAATGCAGTATCAGTTAATTCCTCACTTAAAGAATCGATGATGTCTTCAATCTCCTCCACAATCCTTTGTGGACTCATAGATTTCAAGACCCTATATCGCTGTTCGAGGAGCATAAGACAAGCAACAATCACTAACTGCTCATCAACCTCAAAATAATCCGTTGGAGCATAAAACAAGTATTCATCATCATCCTCATCATCAGAATGATAATACTCATCAATATATTGGATTGTCTTAACCATTATCCTCTACCTTCTTATAAGGTTCATCATCAGTAGTCAAAGCAGTTGATTTGTTTCCATTCTCCGTAACGGCTGTATTATGCTCATCACTAGTCTGCAAGAAATTATTATCCAAATCCAACTCGGTTGTTTGGAATGTTAAATATACACTACCCTCTTTCTTTCCGTGTTTCTTGAGTTCGGGATCAATTAATGTCCTTTCAACCCATTCTTTAAGGAACTCCTGACAATATTCAATGAACAGTACATGACCAGTTTTGGAATCAGTCAATTGTACTTGAGCAGTAGACCTATTAGAAGACTCTGAAGAATACAATGACTCAGGAGTTACCAAACCCTCATACAAGATTGATTTCAAGGACTTCATGAAATCCTCTACATTAGGCAACCCTTTATTACCCACATTCTTCAAGTCAATACCATATGGGAGAGTTATAACACCTTTATTATGATAATTCGCTAATTCATCAGCAATATAATCCCTAGACTCATCATCAAGCTTATACTCACCTCTCTCGGAATTACCAAGAGTAGCAACCATAATATTAGAGTTCTTAAAGACAATCATAGGCATCTGCCGAGCCAAAGCCTCAATGTAATAAGCAATATCAATTACATTCTTAACCAATGACTGACCAACACCATCAATTTCTATCAAAATAGGATTTGAAATCTCATCAGGCTCAAAATCAACAGTAACAACATCAGAGTTCTGATAAGTTTCCCAGAACTTCACACCTTTCCACTTTTTAAGAGCTTCCTTACGAACAACGAGTTGCTTATAACCCTTAACAGTAACACCATCAGTATCCCAAATCTTCTTAATTAAAGCTTTCTCACCATCAAAAGCCAATAAACGAAGAGAAACATGACCTTGTGACTGACCAATCTCATAGAACGCTTCACCATCCACAAGATTCTTCCACAAACACTCATACATCAAATTACGGAGATTCCAAAACTTCTCCGCCTCCAATATACAATCAATAGCATCCTCATCATCACCATCAATAACATAACTACTGATGGTTTTCATAATTAAGTTACTTAAAATCCCATATACAGTAGGAAACTGACTCGCCTTTCTCCTATTCTTAATTGTAGGCTTAATCTTCGGAGGATTAAACTGAACCCAATCTTGAGAACGATTATCATACAATTCAGTCTTAATATCATCAAGACCAACCATATGAATACGATTAGGCTCAACATTCTCGACAACCTTATTCTTGCCACGATACAATCTATCAAAAATACTCAAAACTACCTCATCCCTCCTAATAAATTTTAAATTGAGTCATATCTATCTCAGAAGCAGGTCTATGCTGACTCAAAGAACCACGAACACCATATATCGCATAACAAAGACTATCCGTTGCGTGATCATTAACCTTCACAGGTTCATCCAATATATTGCCATCTTTATCTTTCTTCCATTGGTATTCAGGCAATTCTCTTATTAGATTCTCACAATTCTCACTAATATGAATCTTAGTTTCTCTTGTAGTCTGAATTTTAGCCTTAACATCCTTAACAGATGGATAACAAGGCAAACCTGCACGAGATAATACTTCAATACGGTCAGGAGATGCACTATCACAATAAACAGCATCCAAATCATTAAAATCCAATTGATGCTTAGATAACACATCATCAATCATAGATATTAGTTCTCCATTGGTCAATTCAGGAGCATAAACCTCATCCAGCACATAAGCCTCATCATCATAAAAGCCTATGAGAAGAAAACAAGAAGGCACATTCCAACCAAAATCGATTCCACCAACATAGAAATCAAAGAATCTGCGATTATTCAATCCAACACTCCAATTATTGGTGAATATTTGTTTGGATGATGTAATCCATTCACCAAGTGTATGTGTTAGATACTTGTCATAATCCAATTCCTTTAAGGAATCATAGTATTTCACCGCATCTTCGCTGAGATATGGATTATCTAAGTAACTAAAATGAATGACCTTATAATCAGGATCGTTAACTTTAATCTGATAAAAACGCTGATACAACCAATGACTCTTGGATTCAGGTTGCACAACACTTAAGATTTGACCATAATCTTGTGCCTGAACTTCACCTCTCACCCTCAAGGTTAATTCATCATAAGAGTCTTTAGATATCTCCTCACATTGCTCAATGTACACCATATCGAGATTCAGACTTCTTACCTTACGAGAATCATCCAAAGGAATAAAAGAAATAGTAGAACCATTATCTAAAGTAATGACTCCATCAGATTTATTTTCCTTATAAACAACACCTAACTTATCTAATAACTTACGGATTTCCAACCAAGCAGTTTTCTTCAAAGAAGGCAAAGTCTGTCTGAAAACACCAATACGAGCATTACTATGCTCCAAACCATACAAAATAGTTTTAATAGAAGCGAATAAAGTTTTACCTGAACCAGCAGAACCTAAAACAACTAGATGTCTGGTCTTATCCTCGATATATTCCATCTGCTTATCAGTTAAAACTAACTCTACCATAACTTTGTCTGAATTTTTTTAATCCTATCAGTTGCAATATCAAAATAATGCTTATCCAACTCAATACCAATGAATCTACGATTCAAATTCATACAAGCAACACCAGTAGAACCTGAACCCATAGTGAAATCCAAAACCAAATCATCCTCATTAGTATAAGTCTTAATCAAATACTCAAGTAATGGAATTGGTTTCTGAGTAGGATGCACACGATTCAAATTATTGCATTCTCCCTTCTGATTATTGAATGTTATCAGATTAATTGGATGTCTAAAACCATCATCCTCATAGTATCTTCTCTGATACCTTGAACCACACACATCTGAACCCTTCATCCTATATTCATCATCCGCTTCAGAGGTTCTTGATGCATCATAATCAATGGTTTTAGGTCTGCGAATCGGATTAAATGTCGGAGCTTTATTATAAAACACACTAATATACTCCAATGGTTTCAATGGCATATATTTAGCACTCATAAAATTAGTAGCAACCTCCTTATTCCAAACCCAATCATATTTATAGCAATTGAGATTGGAAACTCGTAATCTGCTACTGAATGGTTCATTACCAAACAATAGAACAGCAGTCCGTTCATGACTAACTCCTTTAATACACTCCCACATATCACCAAATGGAATAATTGAATCCCATTTACAAGAAGTTGTACCATAAGGAATATCAGTCAAGACCATATCGACTTCGATTTCTTCATTGATGAGCTTCTGCATCTCCTCGATGCAATCACCGTGTATTAATCTCGCCCTTGACATAAAATCCTAGATAACTCTTATTTAACTTATTCTTCTGATTTTTTATTCTTATCGCTGAATTTAACCAACTCAATCTTCTGAGTATTATCCACCTGAGCCTCAACTCTCTGAGTAGTCTGCCAACGCTTAGGATACATACGAGGCAACATCCACATATAAGCACCTACATTACCATCTTTACCACTTTCAGAGATTTTAGATACTGCCTCTGTTTCAAAACCAGCTTTAGCCATCTCAACTTGCTCATAATACTCATCATAAGGTCGAATGCCTTTTTTACCTTTACTCATGTATTTGATGAATGTATTATAATTAGCACCGACCGCTAATACAGATGGCTTCACATAGTTTCCAGCCCTTATTAAATTGCATATCTTCTTAATCTGTGATGGTTTAATTGCATGAGGCTTTGCTTTCCTTCGTTTACCAGTTTTTGCAGACACTTTTGGTTCATTTGGTAAGACTGGTTGACCGTTTTCATCAACATCCGTGTCCTTGTTATATGCTACCATAAAAATTTATCCTCCACCGAACACCTTAAATCCAATCTCCAACAAGATACCCAAGATAACACCAGTCAGAATATACCATGTCTTGTCATCCAATCTCTTGATGTCATCACGGAGTTGAGCATCATTTTCTTTTCTTTCAGAACGCTCTTGTTCTTGTGCTTTCACCAAATCTTCCTGATATTTCAGCACATTCCCGTTGGTGATGTCCTTGATACCTAACCTGACTTTGATGTCAGTAACATCTTGTTGGATTCTGTCTAAACGAACATCATGTTCATCAATCATATGTTCGTGTTCCTTTAGTGTTTGATCCATAACTAATGGCGGATGGTGTATGTCAAATGGCAGTTATTGTTCATCAACTGGTTCATCAACTGGCAGGTCGGGTGACTCCAATTTTATTGTATCCTTGGAGAGATAACCAATCAACCCACCGAAAATAACTGATGCTAATTCATTATTCTGCAAATACAATGAACCAAGACCACCAATAACCAAACCAACAATTAACAATGTTTTATTATCAAAACTCATCCCATACACTCCTTATATTAGATATCTAAGCATTTATTTACATTTGGCAGAAATGCTTGTCAAATGGCAGAAAATAGGGGGTCGATGACAGAAATTGATACTCAAATGACAAAAAATGATGGTCAAATGGCAGAAAACCCTACTCAACTGACAGAAAAATGGACTCAACTGACAGTCGAAAATCGCTTAAAAGTCTTTAAATCAAAAAAGGAGCATTCTCCATCATTTTCGATGTTTTGATGCTCAAAATATACGAGTGACAACACACAACTGCCCTTATAAATATAAATAAAAAAAATAATATACTTGATATTTACTTTATCCTCCATTACAGAAGTATGTCATTACATACTGAAGATACTGAAAAAATATTAGATATCCACCATATTTACATTGGCGGTTAAAAAATACTGAAAATATTGACAATACTTTACAAATACTGAAATCCTTTACAAATACTGCAGATACTGAAGTTCTTTACAATAATTGACAAATACTGAAAAAACTGCAAACCCAAGGAAGAAATTATGAGGAAATACAACAATCTACAGGCACAACAGACAACAAGAGTGTTGTGTAGCAGGTATCCAACAAAAACCCTCCCACCAAATTTGAAAAATCAAATGCGAAGAGCAAGTCCACCTGCTGGTTTTCAAGCTAGGGAAGTTTTAATAACTATTAGTTACTTTAAAAAGTGTACTGATTTTTATTTAAAATTAATACATTTAATCCATCAGTTGAATCCATCAGTTGAATCCATCAGTTGAATCCATCAGTTGAATCCATCAGTTGAATCCATCAGTTGAATCCATCAGTTGAATCCATCAGTTGAATCCATCAGTTGAATCCATCAGTTGAATCCATCAG